CGGGAGACTTACCAATCCTGAAGCCGCTAGTATCTGATTGAAACGTACTCCCATCAAACGTCAGCGCACTCCCCGTGGTCAGGACTTTGGAGCCGTTGAGGTAGGCCACGCCGTTGGCTGTGCCGCCAGACATGACTGGGTTGGCAGTGAGAGTGGCAACACCTGTAACAGCCAATGTGCCACCAATAGAAGCATTACCAGCCAAGAATAAGTCTTTGAACTTCAGCGAAGAGCTACCAATGTCAACGGTGTTGGTTGTCTTAGGTGTAACAGTGGATGAGCCAACAACAACATCCTGTGTCGGACCCAACACCAAGATGGGAGCACCCTCACCAGTAGTACCGTCATGGTTGTGACCTGTACTGGCGTTAAAGGCTGCTTGAATGCCATCAAATTCATTGTCGAGATCAGCCGCACTAATGACGTTACCGTCAGCAATGTTGTTACTTGTATCGACTCGTACATATCCTGTCATAATAGTTCCTGTCTAGTGTGTGTAGTTATAACCGAAACATCAAAGCTGTAAAGCTTTAACGCCTGTCATGTGTTGCAAATTCCAAAGTTGCTGCGTCCAAACTGAACGGAGGGTTTTGACCATCCGACACAAACTGCAGCGACACGCTAAAAGCCGACCCAATCACTTGAGTCTCAAACTGCTTTACCAACTTACTTCCAAACACTGTGGTGCCATATCTAGCACCAGAGCTACCATAGAAACCCACAGTGCCTGCTTCGTTAGACAACTCAATAGTGTCAGGCTGAATGCTGCCTTGTGTGTCAAAGTCAAGCTTCAAGTTGACAGAGGTGGTGACACCCCCTTGAGGGTCTGTGTAGAGGAATAGTTTGTAAAACGTTTTACGAATACGTGGATCGTTGATTGAAACAAAAGGTGTAGCAAATGAAGCAATGATGTTTGTTCCATCAAAGCTGTTGCCGTTTTCCATTTCATAAATGTAACCATCGTCGTGAGCAAACACCAATGTCTCTGTTTGGTTTTCATAGTCACCATCAGCAACATAGGCTTTGATACCCAATGTCTCAGCCCACGACATAGTGCTGGTGTTGTCACCAACCATCTGTGTACCCAAGACACCTTTAGCGTTCGCTGTAGATGTTCCTGTAGCGTTGTAACCAAAGATGCGGTATTGCGACTTCTGTTTAATAACACAGCTGGCAAAGCTGCTGCTAGAAGCAATCAGCGATGTCATCTCGTTCTGAATAGGTTTAGACACCACACCCAAGTTGAAGTCACCAACACGGTCTGTAGCGCTGAACAAACGCAAACCTTCAGGACCAAGGAAGATGACATCACCACCAATTTCCTGAATAGTGTCAGGAGCAACACAGCCAACATTCTTTGTTACAGGCTGCAACACGAAGTCTTGCAAAGTGTTACCGACAAGTTGATTGATGGTTTTGTCTGTGAAGATGATGAGAGCTTCACGGAAAGGGATGATGCCTGTGATAGTGCCACCAACGTTGATGACACCAGAGCCGTTAGCAGCGCTGAAGTCTGTGTCGGTATAAGGTGACGTAAATGTCAAAGTTTCGCCCTTAGCGAAGAACATTTGATTTTTATGGTAAGCAATGAAGCTTGCACCAACTACATCAGACGGAGCACCTGTCATCTCTGCAAAGGCACTGCCATTCCAAATGAATGGAGTGTTAGTACCATCAACACCAGCAACTTTGTCTACACCAGCCACTCTATACTTAGCAACACGCAGCTTACCACCACCGCTTCTGTCACACGACAGCATGGTGATGGCTGCATTGTCTGCAGGGCTAGATGCCAACGAAGGGTAGATGGACAACGCAGCAGCACCAGACGTTACAGTTGGTACAGCCAACACTGTATACACCTTCTCAACACCAGCGATGGAGAATGTGTCACCAATCTGTGGCAAGCCTGTCAAACCATCAACGTTCAATGTAGCGCCTGTCTGAGCACCACCGTTCACAAGCACTGTGCCGTATGAAGGCTTAGACACCTTAGTGTGTGTTGTGCCAGTGGTGGTGTAGATGTCAGAGTTGCGATAGGACATCACTGTCTCGTTCCAAGCAACAACACCTTTGATGGTGCCTGTATGACTTGTGAAGGTGACAGCAGCTTTATCGGCTGGGCTAGAAGCCAGCGATGTTGTCAATGTCAGTGTTGCTTGTTTGTATGTGCTGTTAAACGACACACCTGCTGTGGCGATAGTGTAGGTACCAGTGACACCAGCAATGGTGAATGTGGAGCCTTCAATGGGAGCGGTGTAGATGTTGGCAAGCACCAGTGTTGTACCAGTCTGTCCAGACCCCTGCACCTTTGGTTCACCGTAAGCAGGCACGAACGAGCTTGAATACTTGTCGTAACCTTCAATGCGTTTGTAACCACCGTCAGTGGATGGCTCAAAGTTCTTCAGCAGACGAGCGCTACCGGGAGCCTGTGTACCATGTTGCAACGGGGACAGGTTGGAGATGAGTCCACCACGGAACTCAAACGGATATGTCTGGAGTCCATCAGCCATTAGCGCACCCGATCACCAAAAGCACTACTACCGCTACCAGATTGAATGATGGCAGTAGAGCGCATGTAAACAAAGCGATTGACCAAGATGGTACGCATACGCTTCAAGCCTTCTTCAAACTTACCCTTGGCAATGTTGGCAGCTTGTTCATTGCTACGGAACATATAAGCATGATACATAGCACCGTCAATGATGACATGACGGAATCGTTCTGGAATGGAAGGAACGTCTGTAGCGCTCTCAAGATCTACAGGAACCCGGTAGTATTCGTAGACAACTTCATAGGCTTGATCAGGTGGTGGTATTACACCCCATTCCAAGCTTGGTGCCTGAAACACCGCATCAGGAATCTGACGCTTAGAAGTGTTGTCACCATACTCTTGGTCGACAGCAGTGGTTAGATAGTCGTCATAGTCAACGACACTAAGCTTCACTGTTGCATTACCGAATGTGGTGCTTTCTTTGATACGGAAGGTATCGAAGTCAATCGACCCAGCATCATTAGGGAAAGCATAACGGGTTGTACCAGCTGTCAATGTATCTTCAGCAAGCACGTGGTTGAAAGGCCACTCGTAGTGTGTCTGGTTGATGTCACGAATGGAAGAGTTGACACTGTCCTTGATCTGCGAATAGAAACCTTTAGCTGTAGCAAAATTGCCAGAGGTCAGTTCCACTTCGTTGAGTCGACGATTGACTTCGTTGACAAGCCCGATGTAGTCGTATGCCATATCATTGTTCCTTAATCTTCAAACGAATAACTCGTTCAGCAATGCTGCCTGCACTGTCTTCCATACGGCATGTAAATTTGTAGTCGTAGTTGGCTGTACCAAGACCGAGGTTGATGGTGGCTACACCACCACTAATGGTCTGTGCAACGTTCTGAATACCATTGACTGTGTTGCCAGCAGTGAGTGCAGTTTTAGTACCAGTAGCATCGTCTACATACCAAGTAACGGAACTAATGGTGGCAGCACCCAAGAACCTAGACCAGTCTACACTGTAATCTAGCAACTCGTCCTTATCCTTTGGAGGCCATTTAAACGACATATATCTATTCCTATCCTATTTAAGCTACCATCACTGCTCTGTCAGACGAGCTAGTCTTTCTATATGTGTACACTTTTCTGTCTTCTGTCGACACGTTATAGGTTCGTGCAGGTGGTGTAGACCTAGCTTCAACATAAACAATACGGGGCTGAGCAGCAATCGCTATAGTGCGTTCTTTACTGGTTGCCTTACGCTCGACAAGCACTGCCCTAGTTCTAGCATACAAAGAAGCAACAGCGTCATAGTCGAACACGGCTACAACAACTGTTACATCTCCTACAACTGCAGCAGCGCTGACACCATCAAAAGTTGGTCTAGCATTCTCAGCAACAGCAACATCACCAATAAAACCTGTAGCGTATACACCACTAACGATTGTGAGAGATGATGCTTTAGCAATAGCATCTCCGAGTGTAACACTGATTGCGTCTGTAACAAGTGTGATGTTAGAGTCTGCAACAATTGTTAGATCGCCTACAGCGCCTGTAGCAGCTACACCATCTACAGGGATGCGGTTGATGGAGCGAACATCAGGAACACCAACAGCGCCAACAGCTTCAGAGCCTGTGACAAGTGTTGTCGCATTAGCAACGATTGTTGTTGTACCGACAACACCTGTTGCAGCAACACCAACCAATGGTGTGTTGGCTTCAGCGACAACAACCAAACTACCTACAGCGCCTGTAGCAGCAACACCTGTAGCGTCTGTAGTGCAACCAAGCGACAAAGCTACAGTGCCTATAGCGCCTGTAGCAACCACACCAACAAGACTGGTGACAGCAACACCTACAACACCTACGCTGCCTACAATGGCTGGACTGACAAGACTGACAACAACGTGGTTGGCATCAGCTTCAATGACAACACCACTGTCTGAAGTGGCTACAGAGACTACACCGTCTGGAACGTAAGCAACATTGCTAACGCCATAGACGGAAGTACCGTAGGTACCTATGCCGTATATCGCGCCAGTGCGTGTTGTTGTTGCCATTTAAGCAACCTTATGCCAAACGAATAATTGCGTTGCTTGCGTCTGCTGCAGGGAACTGCACAACAAAGTCGCCGTTAGTCGAAGTCTTATCACCACCAAAGGAGATGACAGCAACAGCGTTGGTTGTACCAGAGCCACCGTCAGTGGTGGTGTTATAGATGAGAGCGCCAGCAGCAGTGATGGTTGCGCTAGGCCATGTTGCATCGGCAAAGTCTACAAAGGCTGTAGTGCCCGATGATGTTGGGTCGATGTTTGTCAATGTCACACCACCAGCTGTGTAACCTGTACCAACAACTTCGTTACTGGTGGTGTAAGCGGTAGTGGATGCACCGAGAGTTGCAGACGATGTGTACAGAGCAATCTTGAATGTGTGACCGCTAGTGGCATTGAAGTCGTGCTTACGCTCCAACAATTCTTTCTTGAAGCTGGTGCAGAGTGCAGATGTGATAGCCATAATATGTTCCTGTATGTTTCAAACAACAAAAGGGAGAGCCTCGTGAAAGACCCTCCCTCTTAGGTCAGCCTAAAAGATTAGGCCAGTTGGTCGCGGTCGACTTCGGTAGTAGCAGGACGACCGTCAACGCTCACCAGCACAGCCCACACACGCAACGAACCAGAGGTAGGAGCGGTAGTGGCAGTGGCGATGACCAAGTCGATGGTGTCAGCAGTGCCGATCACGACAGGTTGGAAGGCAGCAGCGTTCTGAGCGTAAGCACCAGCAGCAGCAGCGTCACCGTCGAAGCCGTCAACGAACACGTCAGCATCAACGCCAGTCACGCCCAAGTCGTAAGTGGTGTCAGAAGACTCACCACCAGCAACGGTGATAACTTCAAAGCCAGCGTTCAAGATGACGGTGTTGGCGGGAACAGAGATGCACTCGATCACGTCAGCAGCAGCCAAGGCAGAACCTTTGGCGGTAGCAGCAGCAGCGAAGTCGATGACCTTGTCAACGACATAAGGCACGGGAGCAGCGGTGCGACCAGCGGTAGCGCCACCAGCGAGGGTAGTAACAGTAGCCATTTTAAATTTCCTTTATTGAGAGATGTGTATGTAGAAACGGGGAAGCCTTTTGAGCCTCCCCTGTTCCATTATTAGGCCACGTTGTACTTTGCAGTCACGATAGCCTCGGGGCGCAGCAGTTTACGGCCATAGAGGTGCATACCACGCACGATGTCAGCGAAGCTGTCGGGATCACGGTAAGTCTCGGTCTTGTTGATCTGCTGAGCAGTTGCCACAGCAGCGTCTTGACCAGCAACGATCACGCCGAAGTTGGTGGACTGAGCAGAAGTACCAGCGGTACCAGCACCAGTGCCAATCTTAGGCAGGTTGTTCGACACATACACACGGAAGCCGTGCAGGTTGTTGATGACCAGACCGTTTTGCAGACCGGAACCACCGAAGTCGGAGTTCAACAGACGGCTGTCTTCGTCCTTCAACATTTCGATGAACACTGGATCGACGACCAACCAACGACCTTGGGTGTCAACGAACTGCTGATCCAACAGACGACCCATACGTGCGATCACCATCAAAGGCGACACAGTGGCAGTGGGCAATGACGTTGCACCGGGCAAGCGAGGAGCCAAAGGAATGGAGTCACCAACGCTACCAGCGGTAGTCAAGTTGCCGAAGCTAGGACGGCTCAGCTTCATGGAAGCCAGCAATTCATCAGCGTCAGCAGTGGCAACAGCTTTAGTGCCGGGGATAGTGGTACGAGCAGTGTCAGCATTGGCATGCAAAGCAGACTGGGTGTAACCAGTCAAATAACCGAGCACGTCTTGATCATACTGGTCGCGGAGACGGTAGCCAGCGCGATCCGAAGCCATCTGCATGAAGTTCACGTGAGAGTGAGCAGCCTCGATATCGTCAATTTTGAATGCAAAGTAGTTAGCTTGATCGATAACCAGTGTGAAGTCTTCGTCGTCCAGATCCTGAGCAGTGATTTGAGTACCACGCTTATAGGGTTGAACGCTGACCTCAGCCTCCTTGATGATACGGACTGAGTCCCCCATCTGGGCAATTTCACCGAAGTAGTCACTGTTTGTGATGTCTTCGACGACCGACGATTTGCGCATCGCCAGTTGTACTTTTTTGGAATAAATAACGGAACTAAAGTTACCATTTGGCAGATTGGAATGACCTGCAGCTGAAGGGAAAGCCATGAAAATTCTCCTATAGATAAATGTATGGCATATACAAAATACGCTCACTCAAGTATCACAGGGCTGTCTCTTCTAGGTGTATAAGAATACCCCCTAGCTATTAAGGTATTCGTATAGGCTAGATCAACTAGGTTGTCTGCTTACTTACGTTTTGCGCTACTAACTTACAAAGCTGGATAAACTGATCTTCAGAATAATCCAACTTCATTCTATTGATAGGTACGCAGACTAGCTGTATATTATCAGCCGTGTAGTCTTTGTCACTATCGATTCGGTCTAGGCTTACTGTATTAAGTTGGTGAGCTTCGCTAGATAGCGGCAACTTAGTGTATGCACACAGACCTTTTTGTCGCTGCCAAACATCATGTAGATGTTCAACAGTGATAAAACACTTTACTCGTTCACGTTTACTAGCATTCTTGACTAGCTGAACAAACTTCTCATTCAAAGTCAAATTAGTGTATCGTTGTTTATTCTTCTCACTAATCTTGTCTTTGTTCTTATTAGCCCAAATCCTATCTCGTTCTCTAGCTTTTTCTGGGTTGGCTAACCGTGCCATCCTCAACTTCTCAGCTAAACAAATCTTACAGACAGCTTTGTAACCTGTACCTGTGGCTTTGCTGGACTTCCCAAACTCAACCAAAGGCTTCTCAACCTTGCAACAACTGCAAGTCTTTACATCATTCATTTCAATCCCTAACTAGATTTAATAAAGGACTAGACAGTGAGTTAGCACTGTCAGCGACCGTCGTCGTTTTCGTCCTGTTAAAAGTTATACCAGACTTTTTCAGCCCGTGTCAACTATTATCGTGCGCCAGCACTCAAATCGTACACAAACTTACCAGTTTGCATAGCCTTCATGATGGCTTCTTCGTTGGCTTCATACTGCTTACTAGACATCTTAGCCACCTGAGACTCGTACATAACGCCTTCGGTATCGTTGCGAGTAGGTGCAGATCGTTCGCTACGGGTACGGATACCTTGTGCTGCAGAAGTATCTTCCTTCTTCGACCTCGTCTTAGCCATGTTGCGATCAGCCTTATAAAGATCAATGGCACGAGCAGCAGCACGAGCATCTGTATCATTCTCATATAGGGCTTGTTGCACCCACTTAGGTTGCTCGTCTGCCCAGTCATGGAAGTCATCGGTGTCTCGGATGGTGTCAAAGTCTGGATGAATCTTCATCAACTCAAGCTCAGCCTTCTCACGTGCTGTCAGCTTCTCTTGTTCATCCAATGCAGCAAAGCGTTGCTCCATAGAAGCAGTTTGCTCTTTAGCTTTCTTGATGGCGATTGTCTCTACAATCTTTGCCACGTCAGGATAGGTTGCTGCCCAACGAGCAAGGTCTTCTTCGTTCGTTGGTAGCTTGATTTGTTTCTCGGTAGACTGAGTAAGTTGTGTACGCAGTTCGTCAATTTGCTTTTGCAGGGTAAGCTGTTGTTGCTGTGAGTGACGACGAAGATCACCATAGCGCTTCTTAAAGCTCTTCTCTTCTGCTGACAAGTTGCTGTCGTCTTCTGCGCCATCTTCAACAGCTGCAGATTTCTCTACATTCTTCTCAGTGAGTTCTTTCAGTTCCTGCTCTTCGCGTTCAATGCGTTCACGGTTGGTGTTGCGTTTACCGAACGGAGCAAGCGCTGTCGCCTGCGGTTTTTGTTCCAAGACTACTTCAGTCATATTTACCTTTTAAGTTGGGGCTGCACTGTAGGAGACAACATGTCTCGGAGTCAGGTAGCCAATGATGGTGGGTATTGTTTAGTACCAGTCTGCCCACCACAGACTCTGGTATTCATAGTGTACTACATTAACGACGACCTGCTAAGCCTTTTGGTTTGTTCTTAGTTTTGTTTGGTTTAGAGACGAAGCCGCCTTTGGCAAAACCGATACCATCTGCACCAATACCACTAACACCACCACTGTCACCATCACCAACACCAGTGCCTGCACCACCAATACCATCACCACCCATACTCTCACTAGCGGCGTCAGCGGTTCCGACAGCGGAACTACTGGAGCTAGGACCAACACCAACACTACCTTCGGTACTGGTGTTAGTTGAAGGAGCGGCTTCAGTATAACCAAAAGTTTCACCATTAACCGTACCTGTAACGTTAGTGCCACCTGACGGGTTCTCTCCTTCACTGACAGAAGTACCGGATGTACCAGTACCAAATGCGTTAGTGATGGACATCATTGCTTCCATAGGATCTTTACCATCAACATCAGCAGCGGCCTGAGCACCTGCAGCAGCAATACTTCCCGCTGTAGCATTAGCCTGAGTGCTGGCACTCTGTGCTGCTTGTTGTGCGGCTGTAACGGCTTGACTGCTGTATCCCTCAACACCAAGGTTGAAACCAATAGCTTCTGCTGTCTGAGCCTGAGCCTGTGAGTTAGACAAGGAAGACGCTAATGATTTACCAGCCTGAACACCCAATGAAGGCATACCAACTGTTAAACCAAATAATCCACCAACAATTCCACCAAGGGTTGATGCAACAGGAGAACCTGTGGTAATACCACCATGTGTACTGCTAGGGTTTGGAGCGTCTGTGCCGAACGATCCACCACCACCACCGACAGGTCCACCACCGTCACTACCACCAGCATCACCACCACTAGGTGTTGTCTGTGTAGTTGGACCAGCGGCAACAGGAGCCGTAGGCTCAGTAGCACCAGCAGCTTTCACTTTATAACCAGAAGGAATAGACAACTGAGCAACACCGTTGATGAAAGGAATATAGATGGTCTGACCAGCATCATTGGTCATTGGCACCATTTCAAAACCTTTAACGGGTGCATCACGATAAAGCTGTTCATTCTCTGGAAGAACATAACCACCTTCAGCATACTCGCGCTCTTCACCGCCTTCATCTTCTGACATGATGGAATCAATCTCAGACGAGAACGTATCATCGTCCATCTCATCTTCTTCACCATGAAGAGCTTCACCATCAGGTACTTCTTCAGCGTTACCCATCTGACCAATCTCTTCCATGCGCTTCAGACCTTTCTTGGCCTTGTCACGCATCATCATTAGCTTTTCCAAACCCCAATAACGCACAACATCAGCAGGAAAGACAAACTCGCCTTCGCTGAGCTTAGCGTCAATGTCATCTCTCACTTCTTCTGCCATAGCACCGGGAGGCACTTCATTACCAGAGACAGGATCGACTGTGCCGCCCTCTTGCATTACGCCGCCTTCGGCAAACAGTTTGTTCATTTCAGCCTGCATGATTGATCTCATCCTTCAAATACTTTAGCTGACGCAATGCAGCAATGGCACCTTGTGCCTTAAACACTTCGCTCAATTCTGTTGCTTGTTCCAGCTTACGTTGGTGCTGTTCAATGTCGTAGTCAAGCTTTTCAACAAAGGCATCCCACACATGATGTGTATTGAACATACCCTTGAGCTTCGGAAGAAATGTTTTGTTCATTTATTGAGCAGCCTCTTGAGGAGCAGCGCTAAAGCCTTGTTCGCCGGGAGCAGCAGCAGCACCAACACCAATGTTGCCAGCACCACCACCAGTCATGTCAGCCACACCAGCGCCCGGTACAGGTGGAGCACCAGCAGCAGGAGCACCAGCGGGTGCAGCAGGTGGTGCAATCAACGCAGCCTGACGTGCAGCTTCATCCATGTTGTTAGTGACTTTGTCTTGATCAAGATCCATCGCCTTGGCAATCTCACGGATGATGTAGGGCATCTTAGCGAATGGCATCAGAGCAGGGTTGCTAACAATCTGCAAGAACTGCATCAATCGCTGTGAGCGCACTTCAGTAGCCATCAACGATTCAGTACCACGAGCATTGACTTCCAAGTCACCCTTAATCTCTGGGTCGAAATCAAACTGCATGTTGAAGCTGAAGAAGGCTTTACCGAGCGGAGCCAACAAGTAGTCATCAACGTTCTTAATCACTGTCTTGATGGAACCACCAGCAGCGTTCATCAACATAGAGATGCCAGATGCTGTACGACCAACACCACTCACACCAGTTTGACCGTGAGCAAACGAAGGCATACCTGTCGATTCGTCAGCAAGCTGTCGAGCTTTGTCGAACAGCTGCAGGTTCTCTTGCGACACGTTAGGAAACTTAGTACCGAACAAGCTTTGACCGGGAGCGCCGCCTTGACGACGAAACACTTTGCCGGGATAGACAGACATGTCTTGACCGGGGACAAGGTTGGTCTCATCAACTTCAAAGACGAGGTTGCCTGACAACACAGCGTTGTCCACAGCCATACGCATGAAGCCGTTCATAAGCGTCTGTGTATCGTCCATGTTCTCTGCAATACCAACACCAGCCAAGCTGTATGGATTGAGTTCGTATGGAACAGCGTAGTAGGGAATCTTTGCAGGCTTGAACGGATTCAACACCAAGCGAATGATTTTGCCGTTGCAGTACCAGATGTTGGCTTGCAACTCATCACCGTCTTTGAAGTCTTCAGGGATGGTGACATCGTTCTCTTCCAACAATTCAACGTCAACGTTACCCCAGTACTCCAACACTTCAAAGCGATCAACGTCGAAGTTGGGAGCGTAGTCACGCAGATCATCTTCCCAATACTTCTTAACGTAGGTTTCGCCTTGGTCAATGAGTTGGTCAATGACGTTCTTACGGAAATGGGGACGGCGCTTCAGAGCACGAAGCTGTGTACGCGACATCTTATGACGCTCGATAACATACTGGCAGTCTTCTGTGTTGTTTGCGTCTGGATCCCAATAGAAGTTCCAGATGGAAACATGCGAAGCTTCTGGTACGGTTTTGATGGTTGGTTTGTATTCACCGTCTTCTGTCCAGTTGGGATATTCTTTGTTGACAGCGAATGGACCCTTCATCACACCTGTACCGAACAGCGACATCTCGAAAGCTGTAGCGCGGAGATGCTTACTAGCACCGCTCTCGTCAAGCTGATCATGGATTTTCTTCTCCATCTTCTTAGCAGCCAGCATAGCGGGATAGAACGTCACAGACGTTGGTGTCTGTCCCTGTCCCTTCTTCAAGCCGGGAACATCTTTCAAGTCTTCTTTGAGACTACCCAGCATCTCTTCCAGCTTGTCCAAGTCGAAGTCTTTACCGATACCAGCAGCACCCTCTTCACCGAACGGAATAGCTGGAGGAGCACCACCAGCAGCATTCTGTGGGTCGAAATGGACAGAATCAGCTACACCTTCTGGCAAAACAGACGGGTCAACGCTGAGAGGGAACTTGTTGTTAGAAAACAACACATCAGTAATCTGACCATACGCAGCAAGCGTCTTAGTCTTCGTCACCTTCACAAATACACGGCTCTTCTCAGTCTCAGTGAACTTGACATCGGGACCATACAGGCCACGATAGTTGCGATAGGCACGGAGCCACCTATCTTCGTCAGTGCGGCGTGACTCTTCCGATTTGGTATAGCGTTTCTGAATGAAGCTGATCAGACTACCACCTTGGAAGTCGTCTTCATTCTTAGGAGCGTCATCAAGCGCTAGAGTTTTATCGTTAGAGGGTTTGTCAATGAGGGCCATAAGTGTTCCAGAGTATTAAGAAAGGTATAACATGTAGTTGATCAATAACCAAACACAGAGTCGGCTACAACTTTGCCAGTATTTTGCGACATAGGATCAAAGTCAAACAAGCCGCTACGTGGACGTGACATTACACCATAGCGCAAAGCGTCATAAGTGTGATCGTTGCTAACTTTGGTGTTAATATCTTCTACGTTAGTCTTATCAATTGGTAAAGTTGGTAAATCTGCAATGATTTGTGTACAGTTGTTGAAGAACACCATGCGTGGCTGATCTGTCATGGGGTCAACCTGCAGACGGCGGTGTATTTCGTTCTTACCCGCAACACGACTACCAGCAGAACGGTCAGCAGGACGCCAACGGCACCCCTTCATAATCATTCGTTCAGCAATAGAGGGTCCAGTGTCACCACGTTTGTGCCAACATGAGCTATCCAGCACACCATAACGGATCTTCTCACCGTCTTCGGCCTGCATAACCATCACAGCAAGGTCTTCTGCCAGCACTTTGCTGACATAAAGCTCACGATAGACCACCAAACTGTCATCAGGCGCTACAGCAAACCACAATACAGCGCTATAGCTGCCATATCCGTAGTCACAAGCTCTAAATCTAGGCCAGCTGCTTGGTATTGTGAAGGGTTCTACAACGTGAATGGCTCTGTTGAACTCAGAAAACGCTGCACCCTCTGCAATATCCCAGTTGCCTTCCAACAATTGTTTACGTTGGTGCTCTGGCAGGGACAACAACATCGTTTCATAGTCGCCTGACTCAGCCAAATAGGGATTGTCAGCCAGCTTAGCCGATATAAACTTGCGTTTGAACAGCGGTTGGCCTTCTTTGCTGTGCCCTTTTGGGTACACCAGAGTCTCTCCTGTCTCAACATCGGTGGCATAGAAGCTTTTACCGGGCGCTGCAGGCACAATGAACATCTTCCTAACCCATTGATGACCGGGACCACCGGGGTTGGTGGTGGCTCTCATGAATACAGGCAGGTCAGGCGCTGCTGTACGTAGACGAGAACGCATATAGTTGTACGCAAATGGGGTAGGCCACTGTGTTAGCTCGTCCCAAGCGATGTAGGAGAACGACAAACCCTGATAACGCATGACATCTTCGTCACGGTCGAGGTAGGACATCCACAACTTACCCCCACTTGGATGCTGCCATTGCATCTTTCGCTCACTCCACTTGATACCGGGGTATATCTTTGGATACATCTCCTGCGATTTCCAAATGAGTTCTCGCAATTCCTCTGTAGTGTGACGAAGAATTAGTCCAGAGAATTGGGGATGGGCAATGTAGCGTAGCGGATCTGCAAGAATGGCATAGCTTTTACCGCCACCAGCAGCACCACCATACAACACTTCACGCTCTGAAGCGGCTAGGAAGTTGGTCTGAGGGCCGGGGTTGGGTCTGAAGATGACGTTGTCGCGTACAGGCTGAACAACTTCAATTAGTGGAGCCTGTGAAGTATCGTTTAAGTTCGACGTATCGATCACTATCGAAGAAGCTTCCGTCTTTGGTGCCGAGTCTTTCTTCGTACTCTTGCGCTTTCTTGAGGGCTTTTTCGTACCCATCGGCAAGCTTTCGATAAGTAGAGGATTTGCGTTTGTGGGACTGTTCATTCTTTATACGTTTCAATAGACCTACATGGCTTATCTCTCTACCTGTCACAGTGGTGAGCCATGCCGCCACCTGCCTAGAGCTATACTGCTTCAAATACTTCTTAGCTTTTTCAAGCGCATCAAGCTCAATTGCTACAGGTTGAAGCCAACCATCGTCTTCACTATCAACAACATATCCAAATGGAACAGTGCGAGACAGCCTTGGTATCTTAACATATTCATTCGTTGACGTAGGCTGTGGTAGTACGTAAGTACCTAAGCCGAAATCGAATGTGTCTACGGCACCTTGCTCAGCCATTAGTCTTCCTCACGTTCCTTTGCAGGCAACACCATAATACCACCAGTGCTTTCAACCTGCACCTTCTCTGTCTTCACCAAACCAGCACGGTCAAGCAAGTCCTTAGCAGCTGACATCTTCTCTTTCAAGCCAAGCTCTGTAGGATCGTCAATGGCATTGATCATAGCCACTGCAGCCTTTGGTGCTGCCATAGCAATATAAAGCTGTGTGGCTTCAATGATCTCTTCTTTGAGATAGTTGGTGAGGCTTCGTCGGCTATAGCCTTCAGAGAAACCTGCCATACGCATAGCTTGATTGATGTTGCCACCTGCATCGGCAAACAACACCTCAAGGAAGCGCTTATGTTGTTCTGTTAGTTCTTTAGCCATCATCCACCATTCATAGGATCAAAGTATTCTTCAACACTCACTGTAGCGTCCATTGTTGATCCAGCCTCTGGTGTTACAACAATGTAGTCACCAGCGCTCAAGGCAAGATAGCTACCATCGAGCTTCAAGTAACCAAATGCAGAAACGGTGTAGCCGCCAACAATGTAGTATTGAGCACCCAAGCTTTCATCGTGCCATTGGATTGACACTGTCTTGTTACCGCTTGTAGTATTTGCCACGAACAACAACTCCACCCTAGCCGTGTGATTGGCTGGGCAGGTGTAGATTGTGTTGGCTGCACCAGCTGTTAGGTTCTTACCAACACTGCGAACCTTAGCAGCTTTACCGTTTCCATTAGCCATTACTTTTTAGCTTTCACTTTAGCTTCTGACAATGCAATGGCTATCGCTTGTTTAGGCGACTTTACCACCTTACCGCCTTTGCCGCTGTGCAGGGAGCCTTCTTTGAACTCACCCATCACTTTAGCAACCTTGGCTTGTTGTTTTGCAACAGCACCACCCTTAGCCATCTTCGCAGTCTTTGCAGCTTCTTTGAAGGCTTTGTCGGTGGGAGCACCTTTGCTGCCCACCTTGCGCATCTTCTCGCCAGAGCCTTCAGCAATGCGCTCACGCTTTGCAGCAATGTTGCTGTACAGACCCGGCTTCATTTCAGCACTTACCTTTCTTAGCCATACCGCCTTTGTTCATCATCTCTTTACCTTTTGGCTTACCCATACCAACAGCGATGACCAAAGCTGGACCCTTACCAGCGGTCTTCTTAGCAGCAGGCTTCTTAACAGCACCACCCTTAGCCAGCTTCACACCAGCGCCCATAGCAGCTTTCTCTTCCAGCATGTTAGCTTGGTCGAGATATTGATTACGCACATCTTGTGGCAAAGTTTTGTCCTTAGCCATCTCACGCAGCTTAGCCACTTTAGCAGCATCTTTATTTGGGGCAGTAGTAGCCATGATAGTTTCCTTTGAAATAAACGAGGCTCTGCCTCAACAATGTACGTGGTAGTTATAGCAGCTTTGCTACTTGTTCACCACTTAGTTTTATGCGACCAGTACCGAGCCGACATCTTATCCGGTGTAGGGTCTTGAGCGTTGTGCCGTGCGTAGTAGGACTTCTTACGAGCTTTGTCCTTCTCGCTGGTAGGATTGTCACCAGCCCCTTTAACGCCCTGCTGACCAAATCGAATCAGCTTTACCTTGTCACCATCCTTAGCCAACACAGCATGACTCTTTGTCGGATGATCGGGTGTTGCTTTAGGCTTGTTGTAGCCACTGAACTCTTCACTGCCTCTTTTGATTGCCATATCAATATCTCCAGCTATTACGCCTATCGCGCCACCCGTTAGCCCTCATCGCTTCTTCTACATTGTCTAACGGGAAATAAAAGCCTGTTTGCTTTTCAACAGAGGCTCTAACATAAAACACATCTGAATGAGGAACATAGACATTGTCTAAGCTGCCTCTGTGTAGGGCTATATAGATCTTTGCCGCATAAGAGTATGGAGGGCTATTTAGAAGCCCTTTAGCTTCTACTTGATCTCTAGTGAGCAACAGATGTTCTTGATCTAACAAAAAGTCTATCACTGATGGTTTGTGTTGTTTCATTGCTATGCACTATATAGGCTAGTTCAGACTGTCTACTGTAGCGACATTGACTAGCTGAACTGTAGTATATAGGCAAAGAGCAACAAAGTAAACAAACATAAGAAACAAATTGTTTGTCTATGTAGCTGATGTCTTCACAGTCGATTTTGCTATATAGCTCTATAGAGCTATATAGGGTATGTAGGTATCTATCTATGTGGATTAAACAGATTTCTACATAGACTATATAGAAGCATCAGCACCCCTGCACCCCAATGTTATACCAAGCTGTAAAATCTTGTCAAGCGATATATTTCATTGTGTGGTACAGGAACAACATCTTCACAGTCGACTTTCTGTAGCGGCATAGGCTGCTAAAGCTGGAACGCTTTAATGGTCCTGTAGGGGGCTATCGAGTGGTGGAGCTACCTAGCCCTTGGTTGGAGATGGTAACGCATTGTAGGGGCTGTATAGGGCTTCTGTGGGGGCAATAGTGTGTGGGAGGTGGTGTAGACTGTGTTGTGGTTAACAGGCTAAAAAAGCTCTTCTGTGGGCTACATAGTATACAACTAGCGCCCTACCCCCCACTGGCCCACGCACCCGCCCCACCTAGGCGCAGTTGCGCAGCCGTATACATAGGTATGCATCGCAGCGCAGGATGCATGGCATAGGCTGGCGCGATTCAACCCGCATGCATAGATCTTCAATGAATTCAAAGACTTACACGCATGAGACAACTGATCAAATATCGGTGATTTATAGTTGTTGAGAATGATTCTCATTTGGTTTTACTGACCAGCGAGTCAGTAACGAAGGGCGGTATACTGTACAGCCATACAGCTCTCCACCATCCAGCAAAGCCTTTCCACCCGCACAATCCAATCACGCACCTACACCGCATGAGACCGACAGCAAAGCCCCTACAGTTTGGTCAACTATATAACCCCACAGTTGACAAGGCCATTATGAAGTCGCTACAATTGAGGCCAGACAGCAACGGTGCTGTCGCAACTTACCGAAGGTAAACAATGCAAAACATCACACTCAAAAACGTCAAGCCCGGTGACTACGTCAAACGAAAAGCCGATGCAGCAACCGTATACATCAAAGGTGCATATGACAGGACGACGAAGTCGTTTGAGTTGATCGACACCGACGACATCAACAGAGTTGTCTACGTCAAGTCTGACAAAATCGTTTTCATCGGCTTCACTTACTGAAAGTAAACTATCATGCTGCTCATCATCTCTCTCACATCACTCGCCATTGCTTTGTACATGATGCAAAACGAAATTGCTTTGCAACTCAAGAAAGCCTTCGGCTTTTGTGTCATCGGTCAAGGCTTCAAAAAACGTCATTACACTTTCACCTACAGCGAAGCTGCAGAATGGGCAGCATGCTATGACGTTGCAACGGTGTATAAGCGTGGCAACTTCGTTGCGATGAAAGCTGCCAAATAACCCTGCACTTGACAGGGCTTTTCAACGTCGATATAATTGAGGCCATGCAGCAATTTCGCTGCAGCCACTTACCAAAGGTAAACACCATGAGCAAAGTCACCGGATACGTAGTATATGAAGGCCCATCGTTGATCGATGGTTCACCGATTGTCGCCATTGCCTTGACGAAGTCATCCAATGCCAAGACAGCGGACATGATACAGACATACATCATCCGTAGCGATATGGACCCCCGTGATGCATCCAAGACTGGTGCCGATGTTGCCATTTGTGGCACATGTCCTCACCGTGGCACAGCCACTACAGACCCTAAAGCGAAGCTTGCCAAGAACCGTAGCTGTTACGTAGTAATTGGTCAAGGCCCGGTCATTGTTTACAAAGGCTTTGCCGCTGGTAAGTATCCTAAAGCTGAAAGCTTGTCAGCCATCGGCAAAGGTCGTATGGTCAGAATCGGCACCTACGGTGACGGTGCTGCAGTGCCAGCTTCGGTGTGGAATGAGTTGATCAGCGAAGCTGAAGGCCACACTGGTTACAGCCACCAAGCTAACACCGAAGGTGCTGCATTCAACCCTGCCTTGTACATGGAAAGCGTCGAGTCAGTCGCTGCAGCTTCGCTGTCTTGGAGTCTGGGTCGTCGCACTTTCCGTATCGTTTCTAATGTCAACGACATTATCCGTAGCAGCGAGATTGTGTGCCCTGCGACAGCCGAAGGCGGTGCCAAGACAACCTGCGAGAAGTGTGGATTGTGTGCTGGCAATAGCGTGAAAGCCAAGTCCATCGCTGTTGTGGCACATGGCTCAGGTGCCAAGTATGTAGCATAACGTAAGGCTTCCCTTCGGGGAGGCTTTGCAAAGTCCCTACAGCGAGTAAGGTTGAATAGCCTTACACTTGACAGGGTTTTTGCAAAGTCTGCATAATTGAAAGCATCGATGCATCGGCATCACAAAATTGTTCTTTAAAAACCTGACGTGGTGTCGGTGACATGTGACAGATGTTGCTATGGACCAGCGTGATTGTAAGCACGTAACATCTTACACTGCTCATAGCACATGAGGATGATAATGTGCATAGGGACTACGTCATGGCATCGGGGTCGGTGCAGATAATGACGTGGCTTTCATAAGCTTTGTGGCACAGGGCTACAGAGTTTATATCAAGCCTTCCTGAAAGGATACACAACATGTACACAACACGACGAGGCGGCTTTGACCGTGAAGATGCACGTTTGCATTATGCACAGTTGCAAAGCCGTAAAGCTAAGCTTCAACATCACCTCTTCGCCCTGCAAGAGGCAAGGGATGAGGCGTATAACATGGGTGAATGGGACAGGGTTGACCGCATTCAATTGGGTATCGATGACACATCCGATGAACTGAAAAAGCTTTCCTGAAAGGACACACAATGAAAGTATTCGTCTACTTTAACCTACATCGCAAATGCTTCAGCATCAAAGCACTGGAAGGCCCGAACAAGGGCCGTGTCGTGGCACACAGTGACAAGGTGTTGCTGTCTGACGGTGTGTTCAAGGTGTCAGAGGCAGGTCGACAGCGTGTCCTCCGTGAACGTAAAAAGAATGTGCATGCTGGTGTTGTCGGTCAATGGCTCGGCAGCCTTGACGATGAGTTGACAATTGAGCGCATCGTTTACAACGGCACACCCATCACCTACAACCCATACAAGTACGACAGCTTCGTTCACTTGTACGGCCTGCACCCAATCAAGACAGGCCGTCTTGTGGCACTGACTGTAACAGAGAACAAACGTTCTCACATCAACGTCTGGAATTGACAGCGCTTTGTAATGCTATTGACCACAGTAGCATTACTGACTCACTGTCGAGTTGTCGGACTAACGTCCTTCTTCCATAGGAAACACAATGAAACTCATCACCAAGAAAAACGGCATCGAAATCTGGGCACAATTTGACCAGACAGCACAGGTCTATGAACTGTTCTTCGACAACGAAGGGCAGACATACACAGGCTGGGCTGTCGATTCCATCAAGGATGCACTGGCTGCATCGACCTACATCATTCAAGAACAACTCTCCTGAAAGGAACTATCATGGGCTTAGACATGTATGCATTCACAGTGTCAGCAAAGGATGCTGGCGACAACGTAGTTGATCTGAAACGCTACGATGAAAACGATGTTCATCCATTGTTTGAATCGACAGAGCTATTCTACTGGCGTAAGTTCAATGCTCTGCATGGGTGGATGGAAAACCTGTACCGCCTCAAAGGTGGCACTGCTGTGTCGTTCAATTGCAACACCGTTCGCCTTGATCTGAAAGATCTTGACCGACTTGAGATGGACACAGGCAACAACAAGCTTGTACCCATCAATGGTTTCTTCTTCGGTGAGCAAACCATCTACCCCGAAGACCTCGAAAGCGTCACAACCTTCATTGCTAAAGCAAGACAGGCACTGGCTGATGGCAACGCTGTGTACTACGACTCATGGTGGTGACTATGAATACATATCGCAAGATGCACACAGGCTTCATCGATGCCTCTGGTTTTCTACGAAACATCTACGGCATTCGCTTCATGTCTCTTGAAGATATTCAAGCTGGCAAGTGGTTGAGCGAGGATGAAATTGCTGACTTTACAGTGGCTTACATGGCTGGAGGTGAACTATGACAATCATTGTAGAACGTTCCATTAACAATGGCACACAGGAAATTCATCGCTTCGATAACGGCTATGGTGCAAGCAAGGTGATGCACGATTTCAGTTATGGTGGTGATCGTAATTTGTGGGAGATTGCTGTCATCAAATTCACTGGCGATGGTGAATGGGATTGGCACATAACATATGACACACCCATCACCACCGATGTGATTGGACACCTGACATACACCGAAGCACAGGCTGTGTTGCAACAAATCAAGGAACTAACATGAGCAAGACATTCACCATCACAATGTACAGCGACCCCGGTCATGGCTGGGGCAAGGTCAAGCGAGAGGTGTTGGTCAACCTCGGCATTGCCGACAAGATCAGCCGCTACAGCTACCAACGTGGCGACTATGCCTACCTCGAAGAAGACTGTGACCTGACCACCCTATGCATGGCACTGAACGAACGAGACACACGAGTCAAGTTTGTTGAGAAGCGTAGCAATCGTGACAGCAAAATCAGATCTTATGAAAGGTATGAATATGGCTTCGGCAACATGGCCCTTTCCTGAGTTTCCTAACCCACTAGACAGTGGACATAAGCGTCCACCGTTCAACCCCAACAACCATGAGGATGCACCGTTATGAGTGCAACGAAACCTATGAAAAAGAAAAAGCTTTTAATATCTGATGTGTTGCACTATGCTGCTGATCATTGCCTAGGCAGCAAAGGCTCAACTGAACCCCGCAAGAACAAGTTCAGTTGTTCCGCTGTCATTGATGCCTATTTCATACACAATGGGGCTGTTGATAAAGAGTTCCTTTTAGATGATGTTCTTACTGGTCTAGTAAACATGGGCTGTGATAGGAACTCACCAACGCTGTTCAGAAAACATGGCGACCCTGTTTTCTTTACCGAAACTGTTGAGTCTGTACAAGGCATGCGTTACATGTGGCTCAAGTGGGCAGCATTGATGGCAGAGGAACAGGGAGTGTGACATGAGCATAGCCCGACACATCCCCATCACCGTCTTCCTTGGTGCTTTGCTACTCAGCACAGCCTCTTGTGACCATGCACCGACACCGTCCCCTGCAGTGGCTTCAGAGTGGTGCTGCATGATGAAGAACATCTACCATGAGGCACGTGGTGAGGGTGTTGAAGGCATGCAAGCTGTTGCTGCTGTGACATTGAACAGGGCAGCACAGGCCAACACCAGTGTCTGTGACGTGGTGTATGCACCAAAGCAATTTAGCTGGGCCAACACTGCGAAGGGTCGTGACAAGCCAATGACAGGTGACACCGCTGTGGTGTATGCTGTAGCAGCACAGGCTATGACAGGTGCTATGCAGGACATTACAGGTGGTGCTACCCACTACCACACGAAGAAGGTGAAACCAATCTGGCGTAAGTCGCTGGACAAAATTGGTGTCATCAACAACCACATTTTCTATAGAAAGAACTAACATGAACGACACAACTTTGCATGAAACGTCAATGGCTTCTGAGAAGCCGACACGTAGCCGAGGCCGTCCCTCATTCGCTGAGAAAGCTGAACCAACCCTGCGTGATACGTTCTCGCTGGAGATAATTAAGGGTGTGCTTGCCAGTGGTGTGTCTGTGTCAGACCCGCTAGAGCTTAGCCGCTATGCATACAAACTTGCTGATGCATTGGTGAAGGTGCGTGATGAATAATTCTGTACCATACACAATAGGTAGGCTTCATGGGTTTCGTAAGCAGCCAGCGTCACGTATGTTCATGACCGACACAAGCTGGGAAGCACAGCAATACAGACAAGGCTATATCGATGGTGGTGTGGCGCTACAAAACGATATAGACCGTGAAAAAACGTTAGGAAAACAAACATGTTGAGTGAAATTGATATAGCAGACTTCGATGTGCTGCCAGTGCGTGAGTTGTACAAGGTGAAGCCTCGCAGCTTTATCAAGCTACCGTGGATGGACGGTACAGGTATTGACGAGGTGGTATTCTTTGATCACATCGACGGTATGTACAGCTACTGCCTGAACATGAAGAACGAAGTGATACATCTGCAAGCATGGGCTGAAGTTGCACCGCTTGTGAAGAAAGCAAAGCCCGACTAATTTGTAGGGTTTTCTGGATGGTTTATTTGACAAGCCATCTGGAAAGCCTTTACACTGAAGGCCCAACTCGGCAGCAATGCCTATCCCCGCCGCAAGGCAAACCCTACTAAGGAAACAATCATGGCAAATCACGTCATCTTCTCCCGCAACATTGACAACTCCGCTCTGACACTTGAGCAGATCCAACACCGTGCCCCTGCTGCGTTCAGCACTACCAAGTCTGACCGTTTGACAGACCGTTACGTATCCCTCAACACAAGTGATGTGCTGCCCATCATGGCAGACTATGGATACCTGCCGACACAGGCTGCACAGAAACGTAGCCGTAAGGCAAGCGCTGAACATGCTGCTCACATGCTGGCATTCAGCCGCACCACTGACATCATCGAAGCTGGTGACATCCGTCCTGAAATCATCATGTACAACTCTCACGATGGCACAGGCTCAGTGAAGCTGTTTGCTGGTGCATTCCGTTTCATCTGCTCCAATGGCATCGTGGCAGGTGATGGCTTCCAGTCTCGCATCTACCACAGCAAAGCATTGAACGGCTTTGAAGAGATGCTGCGCAACACCGTGGCTACATTGCCTGAGTTGATGGGCCGCATTGACAGGATGCGTGGTGTGTCGTTGTCCACTGGTGATGTACATGACATGGCTATTGCTGGTGTTGCTACCCGTTGGGCAGACTACACAGGTCAACCCCGTGGTGCTTATGCTGTGGCACAGACGGTCAAGGACGTGATGAATGTACGCCGTAACGGTGACGAGGGCTACGATGCTTGGACTGTGTTCAACCGTATCCAAGAAGGTGTCATCCGTGGCAATGCAATGATTCGCTCCATCACTGAGACACATCCTGAAGGTGTCATGCGTAAGGCTCGACCAGTCAACTCCATCAAGGAAGCTGTGCGTATCAACACAGAACTGTGGAACATTGCTGATGAGTTTGTGACAGCGTAAACGCTGATGGCCTTAACCGCTATGGGGTTTTTCTGTTAGACAATCGGTGACAGCACGGAGAGACGTGCAAACGTGACGTTAGCTCAGTGGTAGAGCAGGCAGCTCATAATTGCTTGGTCATTGGTTCGAATCCAGTACGTCACACCAACACAACAACACAAGGAAGTGCATGCAAAACAACAACGCTATCGGTATGTTCATGGGTTTGTTTATTGGTGATGCACTCGGCGCACCATTGGAATTCACAGAGCCTAACACTGGCAACCCACTCAAGGACATGGTCGGTGGTGGTGTGCATGAGACAAGCCCCGGTGAGTGGACAGATGATGGTGCTATGGCGATGGCTATCGCTGATGCATACATCTCATACAAACGCTTTGCACCGGGCGCTATCGCCCAAAACTTCAAGCAATGGAGAAACAGTGGAACATTCGGCACTCGATCTTATTGTTTTGATATTGGAACTACTACTGCTGAAGCGCTGAGTGCAAGCTCTAACAAGCGTCCCTTCGGTGGCTGTTGTTCGTTCATGACAGACGGTAACGGTGGCATCATGCGACTGGCACCACACATCCTGTTCAACCACAACAACAAGACGATGGCGATTGCTGACAGCGTAGCTGGTGGCTTACTCACTCATGGCACTGGCAACTGCGTAGCCTACAGCGCTGCACTGGCTGCTGAGTTGTTTGATGGTGTCACCGTTGGTGATCAAGCCCTGTTCGACAAGGGCATCAAGGAAGAGAGCGGCACAGTGATGGGATGCTATGCATCGGCATGGCAGTCTGTCTGTGCAACATCGTCCTTTGAAGACGCTGTTGTCCATGCCATCAACAAGGGTGGTGACGCTGACACAGTTGGTGCTGTGACAGGTATGATTGCTGGTCGTTTGTATGGCTACGATGCCATCCCTCAACGGTGGCTTGATAAGCTGGTACAGCATGACGAGTTGCTTGCTGTTGCACAAAAGCTTTATGCTATGGGGAACACATGACAGTTAGACTAACCAAGGACGGCACAGCCATCGTCGACACCGAATACTATTGGCAACCAATGGAGACATGCCCGAAGTCTGCGAAGGTGCAGCTACTCAGTGTGCATGGTGTTGCTGTGTACGGAGAGTATCACGGTAAGGAAACATTCTGGGTAGGGTGGGCACCTCTGCCTAAGAAACGAAAGGAAGAAAGCAATGTTTAAATTTTGTTGGCACAAGTGGGGTCGTTGGAGCAGGGTGATCCAAGACTTCAATGGCAACTTACATCAAGTATGTGAATGCGAGAAGTGTGGATCAATCAAGCGTAGATGCTCCGTGAGTATGTGGTCTGCGCAGCTTGACGCTCATCAAGTAAATGATGCAATTGAGGAGAAGCAATGACCACTGAAGTACTACCATTCAAAAGACCCATCCCGAAGTGTAGCTTCTGTGGCACACCCGAGACAGACGCTAAGCACTTCTTCTCAAGCGGTACAGGTAAGCACATCTGTGGTGTCTGTGTTGCTCATTGTAAACAACGTATGCAATCTGTACAGAATGAGGAACAGAAATGAGAACAACTATTGAGATGGCCCGTGAAGCTGCGGGTGACGACTGGGGATTGTTTCAGGAGTACATGCCTGAGATACACAGACTAGCCGAGCTTGTCCGTGCTGACGAGAGAGCACAGCGCACATGGGTTGGGCTGACGGAATCCGAGAAAAGTGCAGCCTTGTATGACAAGGATGGCATGACGCTTGACTATGAAGATTACGCCGAAGCCCTCGAAGCCAAACTCAAGGAGAAGAACACATGAGCAAACTATGTGACGAGTGCGAAACCGTGGCGCACTGCATGAAGCACGGCTGCATCCCGAAGCAGCAAGCCCTCGACAAGAAGGCAGATAACGCCCGTGAGTTGGGGCTGGACTATGAGCCATGGACCTACACATTCAAGCAGCCATCGGAATTACCAATCACCCTACTTGAAATGAAGCCCAACTACAACATCACCTTCCACCGTGATGGCAAACAAGTTGGTGAGCTGAATTTCAATGGGCCAGAGATGACGTTTACTGGTGATGCAGACGAGAGCGCCAAGCTATTCTTTGACTTCATTGCCAACGCTTTTAGGGCAAGGCTGGAGCAGGAGAGGGCTGACGAGCGTGAGCTGCTGAGCGAACGGATCAAAGAGCTTGAGCACCAAGCCGCCAGATATAAGGTACTGCGAACATGGGACTTAGGTGGCTACGACCACGGCCTGTACTCGCCAGAAGAAGTTGACAAGGCAGTTGATGATTGCATTAAGGACAACACATGAAGACCGACAAAAAAGAATACACGATTGACTTTGACACAAGCGGTGGCTCGTCAGTCCTTGGGCGGCTTGTCAGACTGTTCATGTTCCCGATTGTTTGGGTTCTTACCGGGAAAGCAAAGCTATGAAACTAGCACGTTACATGCAACACGTTGACCGCAACGGCGTAGTCTCTTACAAGTATGCACCACCATCTGATGCTGTTGAAGCTGGTGTCGTCAAGCGCAAAGCATTGGGCACCAACCTTGTCGATGCCATCAACTATTGCAACGAACAGAACGATGTGCTTGATGAGTGGCGCAAGGAACATCGCTACCTGAAACACCTCACCACCAAGAGCACAGTGTTGGATCTGGTCAAGAGCTACATCAACTCCATCGACTACAGCAAGCTGTCAAGCAAGAGCAAGGAAGACTATGTCTACTACCTCAAGCGCTGGGCAGGTGACAAAGCAACACACACTACACTGTATGCCAGCAGGCTGCAAGACCTGACAACACCATCTATGCAGCGCATCTATGACCTGCATGCTGCACATAGCATTAGCTTGGCTAGTCATGTGCTGGCTGTCTATCGTTTGTTGTTTAGCTATGCCATTCGCAATGGCTTCACCACCTTCAATCCCTTCACTGCTGTGAAGAAACAAACAAGTAAGCCAAGGCGTGTGACATGGGAGCGCGAACACATCAAAGCTTTCATGACTGTGGCGTTCAGCAAGTTTGAGACACGCAGCTTAGCACTGTTGATTTATACAGCCTATTGTGCAGCACAGCGCTTGGGCGACATGCGTCTGTTGACATGGGACAGCTATGATGTTGAGACAGGTACGTTGTCGCTGACACAGAGCAAGCGCAGGGCAAGGGTATCTATCCCGCTACCTAAAGACCTGCAACAAATGTTGAAGCAGCAACGTGACGAGCTTGGCTGGCAGAAGTATGTGTTCCCTACGACACGCACTGTTGCTGGCATACTACAGCCGTATAGTTTGCAAGGACTGGCTAAGGCTGGCAGAGCTATAATGCAAGACGCTCAACTGCCTGATGAGCTACAGCTTATGGACCTGCGCCGCACTGCAGTGACAGAGATGGTGATGGCTGGTGTAGCAACCACTAACATCATGTCGTTGACTGGTCATGCAACACCATCAAGTCTGACACCGTACATCAGACACACACTCAAGTCTGCGACAGTGGCTCAGGACATGAGAGACTTACAACCAATGTTTTAAGGAAAGATATGAGCAGCGTAAAACTTATCTGGGCAACACCAGACGCAGACAAACACATCGGCTATTGCGCCCGTGTCAGTAACCCCGGCAACCAAGACAACCCCAACGTGGCAGGGCTGCTGAAGTATTGTGCAAAGAATGCACACTGGTCTGTGTTTGAGATGGCTAGTGTGTGTCTTGAAGTGTCGACCACTCGCGACATTGCCCGACAACTATTGCGACACAGAAGCTTTAGCTTCCAAGAATTCTCTCAAAGATATGCTGACGCTACACAACTCGGTGACTTCGCTATTCGTGAATGCCGTTTGCAAGACGACAAGAATCGACAGAACTCTTTAGAGACAGACGACTTCGACCTCACAGTGTGGTGGGCAGCAGCACAGGCTAGGATGATTGGTGAGGCTGAGTATTTGTACGGTGAAGCATTGAATCGTGGCATTGCCAAAGAACAAGCCCGTGCTCTCCTGCCTGAAGGGTTGACACCATCTAAGCTGTACGTCAACGGCACTATGCGTAGCTGGATTACATTCTTGCAAGCACGACTTGATCCGTCTACACAGAAGGAACATCGACTGGTGGCACAGGATGCACTGGTTGTGCTGCGTGATGTTGCACCTGTAACAATGTCTGCTTTCTTTGGAGAACAATCATGACCTGCACCTGCCCTCCAACAAGCCCGTTCCTGTGGGCACAACATCCACGTCCTTCCATCTTCGCTGACGACCTAGTCTTCAAAGCTAAGCAGTCTGCTAAGACAGGCTCACAGCTGGCAACAGAGGTGGTGGAGCGTAAGCGTAAGGACAACGTCAACTATGGCACCATCTATGGCAGCGCTCGTGAACGTGAGGATGCCATCATCCGTAGCAAACTGATGCACATATACAGCAAGGCAGGTACGAAATGAAAGTGTTTCTCGGACCCTATCAAGACGATGGCACCCCTCGACAAGAGGATGTATTCATTGACAAGTGGGATAGCTGGAATGCTGACCACACCATAGCCCTCATTGCTGCACCGCTGCTTCAACAACTGAAGCTGACCAAGCATGGCTCAGGTATGGTGGATGACGAGGACGTACCTGAAGAGTTGCGTAGCACGTCAGCACCCCCTGTTGAGAATGAATGGGACACTGACGACAACTTCCACAAGCGTTGGGATTGGGTCTTGGACGAGATGATATGGGCGTTGACAGAGCATGCTGAAGGCACAGGCGATGACAAGTTCTTTGATCACAGCGAAGTGAATGAAGAGGCTGACTTGTTTGAGCAGGTGTCACAGATTAAGTGTGACCACGAAGGCTTGGATGCTTACAACGCACGTAAGCAGCGAGGCTTTGAGTTGTTCGGTAAATACTTTCAGAACTTGTGGGACTAACATGAACATTGAACAAACCATCGTTGCCGCTACAGGCATAGGCTACCTCATCGTCGGCGTTCTTCAATGGAGCAAGGGCGAACTGAGCAACGGTATGATCTGGACAGGCTATGCGTTTGCTCAGGTTGGGTTGTGGCTTAACATCAAATAACTATGGCATTCATTCGCACACACATAAGCTGTGAACACTGCGGTAGTAGTGATGGTGCATCGCTCAACGACGACCACTCCACCTACTGCTTCGTGTGCAGTACACACACACCCTCTTCCGAAAACATCACCATCATCAAGGAAACAAAAGTGATTGAACCAATTGCAGACATGAGCTTTGTCAAAGCTTTCAACAACGGCAACTCTGTCTCAGTGAGTGAGCGCCGCATCACCAAGAGTACGATGGAGAAGTATGGTGTTGTTCGTGAGAGCGGCAACTTCTACTTCCCCTACTACGACAAGGACAGTCAGCTTGTTGCAGCTAAGGTTAGACCTGTAGCGGATAAGAAGTTCTCCACTGTAGGTAAGTGGACAACAGGTACATTGTTTGGGCAGAACCTCTACCCGTCCGGTGGCAAGTACATCACCATCACTGAAGGTGAGTTCGATGCACTGGCTGCATTCCAGATGACAGGTAGTAAGTGGCCTGTAGTATCTGTGCGTAACGGTGCTGGCTCAGCCTTGAAGGATTGCAAAGCACAGTATGAATATCTGAACAGCTTTGAAACCATCGTTGTCAACTTTGACGGTGATGAACCGGGTAGGAAAGCTGCTAAAGAAGTTGCTGAGTTGTTCGGCAACAAGTGCAAGTTGTTCAAGCCTCTACCAGATCTTAAAGATGCATGCGACTGGCTTAGCGAGAGCAAAGAAGCACAGTATGTTAGTCGTTGGTGGGCCAGCGAACCCTTTGTACCAGATGGCATTGTCTCTGGCAGCACATTGTGGGACTTAGTGTCAGAGCCTATGGCACCTGCCGATTGCAAGTATCCTTGGGCTGGACTGAATGAACTAACCTATGGTATCCGCTTGGGTGAGCTTGTCACCATCACCGCTGGTAGCGGATTGGGTAAGTCGCAAGTGCTGCGTGAGTTGGCATGGCACCTGATCAAGAACACTGAAGACAACATCGGCTTGATGTTCCTTGAAGAGAGTGTGCGTAAGACTGCGTTGTCTATGATGTCGATGGCAGCTAACGTGCCTTTGCATTTGCCCGACACTGCTGTGTCAGAGGACGACAGAAAGATTGCTTTCGAGAACACACTTGGTACAGGTCGACTCTATCTCTTCGACCACTTTGGAAGCACGAGCATTGAGAACATCGTCAACCGTGTGCGCTATTTGGCTAAGGGTATGTCGTGCAAGTATGTGTTCCTTGATCACTTGTCCATCATCATCTCAAGTCAGGAGAGTGGTGACGAACGCAAAGCATTGGATGAGGTGATGACAAAGCTGCGTATGCTGGTGCAAGAAACCAACATTGCTCTCATCTTGGTCAGCCACTTGAAACGTCCAAGCGATAAGGGCCATGAAGAAGGTGCAGCAACATCGCTTGCACAGCTGCGTGGGTCTGCATCCATTGCACAGCTTAGTGACATGGTGATTGGTCTTGAGCGTAACGGTCAGGCTGAAGACTTGGTTGAGCGCAACACCACCCGTGTGCGTGTGTTGAAGAATCGATACAGTGGTGTCACTGGTCCAGCATGCAGCTTGCTCTACAACAAAGAGACAGGTAGAATGTTTGAGATTGAAGACGAGCCTGAAGGAGATGTACTATGAAGACAGTCAAAATGTTAGTTGAGTTGACCTATGACAATGACATGATGCATGAAGACGATGCTGATGGTATTGCTTGGTTCAATGATGAAGTCTTAGGTGGTGAAGTAGTTGCGTGGTCTAACGAGATAGGCGACGAGCTAGGTTTCATCAAAGTATTGGAGATACTATGAGTGACGTAGAACGTTATTGGGAAGCCATACGAAAGCGATGGCCCCACCCTACACCAAGCTATCAACAGCTTGACCCGATGGAACAGATGATGTTGGTACAGAGTGTCAACATCTTGTTGCAAATCTTAAACAACCGGAGAGCGTGATGAAAACCTACAAAGAACTTGAACGCGAAGCCTACATTACAGGCAACACAGAACTGGCAAAGCTCTATGCTGATCTTGAAGATGCTGAGCATGACTTGTACATATATGAACAACTGAGGGACGACAATGAGTGACGGCGGCAAAGGATCTACACAGCGACCACGTTCTGTAGCCGATGAAGAATGGGCCAGTCGATGGGATGCCATCTTCGGCAGAGATAAACCTGAACAAACAAAGGACAACGATGACGACAAAATGGATGAGCCGTTGCCTGATAGAAGGTGACCACTTAGCAGTCTGCACCACCGAGGCAGACTACTATCGCACATTGAGATATTTGAAGATACCCATCGCAGATTGGGACAGATGGTTGATGCAGGACGCACTAGCTACCACGCACTACTTCACCACACCGAAGGGCAGCAGAGTCACCATAGTCTGCATACCTGTGAAGCCTGAGACAGATGGCATCGACGTTGCAACATTGTTGGTACACGAAGCTGTGCATGTGGTGCAGGAATACTTCAGGTATATCTGCGAAGACAATCCCGGTAGTGAGATAGAGGCGTATGCTATTCAGAACGTGAGTGCTTCACTGATGAGAGCCTACCGTGATAAACTGTTCCCGAAACCAAAGAAGGAAAAGAAAGATGGACTACCTGTGGGACATAGAGACTTACAAGACAGCGTTCACATTCTCAGCGATCAGTGCTGATGAGTCGCATGCTGTAGCGTTTGAATGCTCACAACGAAAGAACGAAGCCCCTGCATTGTTCAGCTTCCTCGACGAGTTGAAGAAGAAGAAACACAGGATGGTGGGGTACAACAACATAGGCTTTGACTACCCTGTGCTGCACGACTTATTGTCTGTACGAGACAAGGCAGTGACAGTGTCTGGCAGGGCTGTGGCTACACGTGCGTACAAGAAAGCACAGAGCATCATTGGTAGTGACGACAGGTTTGGTCACCTCATCCGTGACAACCAACAGTATGTACAGCAAGTTGACCTGTTCAAGATCATGCACTTCGACAATCCCGCAAGGGCTACATCGTTGAAGGCGCTTGAGTTCAACATGAAAGCTGACAGCATCGTTGACCTACCTTACGATCCTCACTCTGAATTGACTGATGACCAGATTGATGTGTTGTTAAAATACAACATGCACGATGTGAAGATGACGCTGCAGTTCTACAAAGAATGCCTGTCACAGATTATATTCCGTGAAGAGTTGTCTACAAAGTATGGTCGCAACTTCCTCAACCACAACGATACGAAGATCGGCAAAGACTACTTCATCATGCGTCTTGAAGAAGACATGCCCGGTAGTTGTTATCGTGTTGGTAAGAAGGGTGAGCGTCACATCAATCAGACAAAGCGATCAGTGATTCACATCAAAGATTGTCTGTTCAACTACTACGACTTCAATCGTCCTGAGTTTCAGCTTGTGCTTGCTTGGTTTGCTGCACAGTCTTTGACAGAAACAAAGGGTGCGCTGTCTGACATTGAAGAGAGCGACCTTGGTGACCTAGCAGCCTATGCTGAGATGGTGACGAAGCGTCAGAAGTGGTTCAACAAACCAAGCGATGATGTTGTTGCAGGCTTCAAAGCTTTGCATCCAATGGGATGGGTATCAGAGGAAGAGTTGAAGGCTAAGAAAAAGGGTGAGAAGCAATACAGCTATTGGAAGAACTGGAAAGTTGCTACCAACTTGAACGTCACAATCAATGGCTTTCGTTTCGACTTCGGCACTGGTGGTATTCACGGATCTGTTGAGTCACAGATCGTCAGTGAAGATGACAAACACATGATCATCGACGCAGACGTTGCATCAATGTATCCGAACATTGCCATTGCCAACCGTGTCTATCCTGAGCACTTGTCTGAGAAGTTCTGTGACATCTACCAAGACGTGTACGAGCAGCGTAAGAGCTACCCCAAAGGCAGCGCTGAGAACGCCATGCTGAAGCTTGCATTGAACGGTGTGTACGGGGATAGTAACAACAAGTACAGCCCCTTCTATGACCCGCAATACACGATGACGATCACCATCAATGGTCAGTTGTCGCTGTGCCTGTTAGCTGAGAAGCTGATGGACATTGAAGGCTTGACTATTGTGCAGGTCAACACAGACGGTATCACTGTGAAGCTACCACGTGACAAGCGTGATGAGTACATCAACATCTGTGATGCATGGCAAAGACAGGTTGGTCTACAGCTTGAGTATGCTGAGTATTCAAAGATGATTATTCGTGACGTGAACAACTACATCGCTGTATACACCAACGGTAAGGTGAAGCGTAAGGGTGCGTATCAGTATGAAGACTTAGGCTGGCATCAAGATCAGGGTGGCTTGGTCATACCGATGGCAGCTGAAGCGGCTATGCTGCATGGCATTCCTCTTGACGTATACATCAAAGGTCATAAGAACAAGTATGACTTCATGCTCAGGGTTAAGGTGCCTCGTAGCAGCAAGCTTGTGATGGTGATGCAGGACGGTACAGAAGTGCAGCAACAAAACATGTGTAGGTTCTATGCTTGCAATGCAGGTGGTGCCCTTGTCAAAGTGATGCCACCTCTGAAGGAAGAAGCTGAGCCACGCCGCATAGGTATTGGTGATGGCTACGGTATGTGGACCTGCAACGACATCAACGACTTCACGTGGAAGGATGTCGATTACAAATACTACATTGACGCCGCTGAAAAGTTGGTGATACAATGAAGCATGCAGGAAGCTGACCCCTGTTAAATTGGTCAGCATTTAAATCAAAGGAAACTCAAATGAGTGACAAGTTGAAACTGAAAGCCGATGTATATTGGGCTTCACTGAATCGTAAGAACGAGATGGCTGATGCCTACATGGTTGACCTGTGTAACCTGTCTGATAAGGCAGTGGCTGCATTGGAAGACATGGGTATCTCTGTGCAAGAGAACCTTGAGAAGAAGCCTGAGCAGGGTAAGTACATCACCTGCAAGAGCCAGCGTCCCATCAAAGCTTTTGACACTGACAACGAAGAAATCGTTGAAGACATTGGCAACGGTAGCAAAGCAATCTGTATGGTTGGTAGCTACCCTTGGACATACAAAAACAAGAAAGGCGTTAGCCCTTCGTTGGCTAAGTTGGTCATCACCGACTTGGTTGAGTACGCAGCTGGTGGCAACATCTCTGCTGATGATGAAGACGTTCTGTAATACTTAAAGGAAATACTATGCAAATCAAATTGGACCTCCACCTCGACACCGTTAACGCTTGCCTGACTGCATTGGGTAAGTTGCCTTACGAGTTTGCTGCACAGCATATCAATGTCATTCAGCAACAAGCTGCCCCACAGTTTGAAGCTGCACAGGCTGCTGCTAAAGCTGAGCAAGCTGAACAATCCGCAGGTCTGAGCGACTGATGATTGCGCTTCTGGACTCGGACATTTATTGTTACCGAGCCGCAGCAGCATGTGAGAATGAAGATGAGCTACAGGCTATCCGGTCTGTAGACTCTCTCATCATCAACACTCTCATGTGTGGTGTAGATAAGTGTGGCTACGTTGATGAGTGGAAGCTCTTCCTTACTGGTAAGGGCAACTTCAGAAACAACATAGCCGTCACAGCCCCCTACAAAGGTAACAGAGCAGACAAAGTAAAGCCTAAACATCTGGCTGCACTGCGTCAACATCTGGTGCAAGAGTGGAAAGCTGACATGTCTGAAGGTCAAGAAGCCGATGACTCCATTGCCATTGAAGCTACAAAGCTTGGTGATAATGGGGTCATTGTTTCGTTGGACAAAGACTTAGACCAAGTGGCAGGGTGGCATTACAACTTCGTCAAGAGAGAAGCTTATTACATCACTGAAGCTGAAGGGTTGCTCAGGTTGTACATGCAAATCTTGACAGGCGACACTGCTGATAACATCATAGGTCTTCGTAACATTGGTAATGTTAGAGCCAAGAAAATGTTAGAAGGAGCAGAGGATGAGACAGAGATGTTTCAGCGCTGTGTTGAAGCCTATGATGGCAACGAAGATAGGGTTGTTGAGAACGCCCATCTACTTTTCTTACGTAGACATGAAGGACAAACATGGACTCCCCCCTCAAACCGAACGATGTAGCTGTAGTGCTACGACCCATCATTGAAGATGGTGTTGAATGGGACGGTGCGTTCCAGATGTTAGTGAGTGTTGCTGGACCTGTGACGCTTGGTGAAGAACCAATGCGTAGCCTGATGACTGTGGCAAGCTACCTTGCTGCTGCTGTTCCGTTGATGGAAGAGAGCAAAGCTTTTACTGAGTTGCTTCGTGACAGGGCTGAACAACTCACTGGTGATGTACTCATTGGTGATGGTGGTACTGCGTTGCTTACCAAAGACACTAAGTGTGAGGGAGGTGTGCAATGAAAGAGTGTGCTAACTGTCTTTATCGTCACATAGATGGTGATCAAGAACCGTGTGTGACTTGTGATAATCCTTACAGTAATTGGGTGAGTAACGTATTGCAATACAAACCACAAGACGCAGCCTTTTCAAAAGGTATTGGTGTTCAGCCTGCTAGTGGTGTCAAGTATGACAACGGCAAACCGCAATGGTCTTTGCTGCCCTTCGGAGCACTGACACAGGTCGTTGAAGTGTTGACCTACGGTGCGAAGAAGTATGCTCCCGACAACTGGAAGAAGGTGCCTGATGCTCGTCGTCGTTACATCGACGCAGGCTTTCGTCACTTCACTGCCTATGCCAGTGGTGAAACACACGATCCAGAAACTGGTAAGCATCATCTGGCTCACGCTATTTGCTGCCTACTCTACCTTGTAGCCTTTGACTTAGGAGAACACAATGACAAAAGTAACAGTGACATTTGAAGCTGAGATTGATGTTGATGACTTGGGTGCTGAGTATGCTAACGAAGACTACCTCATCGACACTGTCAAGGAACACATCATCTACGCCATGAGTAGGCTTGATGCAGAGATAACATTCAACAAGGTTGATGTGGAAGGGCTAGAATGAAACTAACAATCACTGATGCTGAGAACGGCTTTGTTGTAGCGGTAGAAGATACACCAGACAACACCTACTACTTCGTTGCGCTAGACGTTGACGATGTGTGTGGTATTGTGCAGAACATCTTAGTTGAACCGAGAGATGTGTTGGACATGACCAACGTTGCCTTTGAAGCTGTACCAAGTGACAGATAAGAAACGCAATGGTGGTGAATGGACAGAGGCGCGATTCAAATCTTTCGTGACCTCTGCCCTACGTGCTGCATCACGGCGCTGGCCTCCGAAGTACAAAGCTTTGAAGGAAGCTTTCGCTGGCAGGAAAGTGAATGCAAAGACTGGTAAGCTGGCAATGCATTACACGTGCGCTGCTTGCAAGAAACTCTATGTTGCTACCGATGTACAGGTCGATCATATCAAGCCCGTTGTAGACCCTAAGAAGGGGTTTGTTAGCTGGGATATTTATATCAACCGTATGTTCTGTGAGATAGAAGATCTGCAGGTGATGTGTAAGCCTTGTCATAAAATCAAAACTGATCAAGAGAAACTTGAAAGGAAAAAGAAATGAGCTTCATCAAATATCAACACCTTGAACGCTACGGTAACACCGAAGTGGAAGGCATTGAAGTGGGGACATGCTACGTGTTCCCTAAGCTAGATGGTACTAACGGTAGTGTCTGGTATGAGGCTGGCACACTGCGCTGTGGTAGTCGCAACCGTGAGCTATCACCGGACAACGACAATGCTGGTTTCATGAACGCCATGATGGACAATGTACCCGTACTAACGTACATAATGGCGAACAACGAACATGTTCTCTACGGTGAATGGCTTGTGCCGCACACGCTGAAGACCTACAACGACGATGCATGGCGCAAGTTCTATGTGTTCGATGTGTATGACCGTATCAAAGAACGACTGCTGAGCTATGACGAATACTCAGAAGGCTTGATCGCTGCTGGTATCAACGTCATTGCCCCTATTGCCATCATCAAGAACGGCACTGAAGCCCACTTCACTGAGTGTCTGAGCAAGGCACACTACTTGGTGAAGGACGGTGAAGGTAGTGGTGAAGGTGTGGTGGTAAAGAACTACGACTACCAGAACAAGTATGGTCGTCAGACTTGGGCCAAGATTGTCACCAACGAATTCAAAGCCAAGCATCACATCGCAATGGGTGCGCCTGTTGTTGGTTGTGAAATCGTTGAAGAGAAGATCGTTGCTAAGTATGTGACGCAGGCTTTGGTGGACAAGGTTGTTGCAAAGATCACGAATGAAATGGAAGGATGGTCCAGCAAATACATCCCTCGTTTGATTCACACTGTATACTACGACTTAGTCACTGAGGAAACTTGGAACTTCGTGAAGGAGTTTAAGAATCCAAAGATTGACTTCAAGGTGTTGTCGCACTACACGACAGCGAAGATCAAAGAACTTAAACCGGAGTTGTTCTGATGAAAATAGAAATTGAAAGCATCAAAGAAAACGATGATGGATCTGCAGACTGCAATGTCTACCTAGACGCAGACGCTAAAGACTTCCTGATTCGTTACGCCATTATTGCCTGCATCACCGATGCCATCGAAGCAGGTAAAGTAGCAACACCAACAGAGGAATGATAATGTTCTTATCTCTATTAACACTTTTGTTTGTAGCGTTGAAACTTACAGGCTTCATCGATTGGAGTTGGTGGTTTGTTGTTATGCCTACATTGATCCACGCATCTGTGGTGGTGTTGGTTATCGCAGGCGTAGCTGCCTTTGGAAGGAAACTGTAATGAATCTCGATCAATATCAACGGTCAGCAATGACCTTCCGTTTGCCTACAGCAGACCGTGAGTATGCTCTGCTCAATCTCTTTGCCGAGGCTGGTGAAGTTGCGGGTAAGGCTGCAAAGCACCGCCGAGATGGGGGCGATGTTGAGGAATACAATACGCACATCAAGAAAGAACTTGGTGATGTGTTGTGGCAGGTTGCTGCAGTTGCTAAAGACCACGGTTGGATGTTGTCGCAAGTGGCTGAGCACAACCTTGAGAAGCTGTCATCAAGGCAACAACGTGATGTCATTCAAGGCAGCGGTGATACTCGATAGATGGTATAACTCCTACCCCTCCCTCACAAGCAGCTTCGGCTGCTTTCTTTTCCTCTAACACAAAGGTATTACTCCATGACATTCAAGGTTGACATTGACCTATCCCGTGATGCATTGTTCGACGAACTCGGACTGCAGCGTCTTAAAGAAAGCTACATGAAAGAAGATGAAACAAGTCCACAAGAACGATTCGCATTCGTATCTGCAGCGTTTGCAAGTAATGAAGAACATGCTCAAAGACTGTATGACTACTCTAGTAAACATTGGCTCAGTTATTCTACTCCTATCTTATCTTTTGGTCGTTCTAAGCGCGGGTTGCCTATTAGCTGTTTTCTTAATTATATGGATGATAGCGCAGAAGGTTTGGTCGATAATCTTTCAGAGACTAACTGGCTCTCGATGATGGGTGGTGGTGTCGGTGTTCACGTTGGTATCCGCAACAGTGACGACAAGTCGACAGGGGTTATGCCACACTTGAAAATTTATGACGCTAGTTCATTGGCCTACCGTCAAGGACGCACACGCCGTGGTAGCTATGCTGCCTATCTCAACATCAATCACCCTGACATCATCCAGTTTCTGGAGATGCGTAAGCCCACTGGTGACCAGAACGTTCGCACCTTGAACATGCACCACGGCATCAACATGTCTGACGAGTTCATGAATATCATCGAACGCTGCATGAAAGACGACAACGCAGACGACAGCTTCAACCTGATCAACCCCTCCAACGGTGAAGTGGTTGAGACTGTGTCGGCTAAGTATCTGTGGCAAAAGATCTTGGACCTGCGCATGCAGACAGGCGAACCCTATCTTGTCTTCATTGACACAGCCAACAAAGCTTTGCCATCTTGGTTGCAAGACAAAGGCTTCACCATCAACGGTAGCAATCTCTGCACAGAAATCTTCTTGCCAACAAACGAGAAACGTACAGCTGTATGCTGCTTGTCTTCACTGAATTTGGAATACTATGACGAATGGAAAAAGGACAAACAATTCATCCTTGATGTTATGGAGATGTTGGACAATGTGCTTCAATACTTTATTGACAATGCACCAGACACTATCGCTCGTGCTCGTGCCAGTGCTCTCATGGAGCGTAGCATCGGTATCGGCACACTAGGCTTCCATGCTTTCCTACAAAAGAAAGGTGTTGCCATTGATGGTGTCATGGCTAAAAGCTACAACAATGAAATCTTTAAACACATCCACAGCCAATGCACGATTGGTGATGCTATCTTGGTTACATCACGTGGCGAATGCCCTGATGCACATCTCAGTGGTATTCGTCGTCGCTTTAGTCACTGGACTGCTATTGCACCTAACGCCTCTAGCAGCCTGATCATGGGCAATACGTCCCCATCAATCGAGCCTTATCGCGCTAATGTATTCCGTCAAGATACATTATCGGGTGCGTTCGTGTACAAGAATCGTTTCCTCAAAGCAGAGCTTGCACAGCTTGGTAAAGACGACGACGATACATGGGCATCCATCATTGCCAATGATGGTTCTATTCAGCATCTGGACGTGCCTGAGCAGCTGAAGGAAGTGTACAAGACAGCGATGGAGATTGATCAACGATGGTTGATTGAGCTTGCTGCTGACCGTCAGAAGTACATTGATCAGGGACAGTCGGTTAATCTGTTCTTCCCTGCTAACGTGTCTGTGAAGTATCTGCACAGCGTTCACTTCTTGGCTTGGAAGAGTGGACTCAAGAGTTTGTACTATCTCCGCAGTGAGAAAGTGAAGAAGGCAGACAAGGTTGGTGCGCAGATTAAACGTCAACGCATCGAAGATGAAATTGATTTGAAACAGATTGCAGATGGTGACACCTGCTTGGCTTGCGAAGGATGAACATGACAAAGACTAAATCAGATATTACACAAGAACGTACCATCTTCAAACCGTTCAAGTTTCCTTGGGCCTATGACGCATGGTTGCAGCACGAGCAGTCGCATTGGCTGCACACTGAAGTGCCTATGTCAGAGGACGTTAAAGACTACAAGAAGTTGAACAAGGACGAGCAGGAGTTTCTGACAAAGATCTTGCGCTTCTTTGTGCAGGGTGACTTGGACATTGGCAGTGGCTACCACGACCATTACATTCCTCTGTTCCGTCAACCGGAAGTGCGAATGATGATGAGTGGGTTTGCTGCTCGTGAAGCTTTGCACGTTGCAGCCTACGCACACTTGATCGAAACATTGGGGTTGCCTGAGTCAACCTACAACGAGTTCCTGCAATATGCTGAGATGCTTGAGAAGCATGACTATCTGCAACGACTCAACACATCACCAGTGGCTGAGAAGATTGCTGTCATCTCTGCCTTCGGTGAAGGTATGCAGTTGTTCTCCAGCTTCGTTATGCTGCTCAACTTCGCACGTAACGGTAAGCTGAAAGGACTTGGTCAAATCATTAGCTGGTCCATCCTTGATGAGACTATGCATGCTGAAGGAATGATAAAGGTCTATCGTGAATATGTTAAACATCACCAAGATGAAACAACGCCTGAACAGATCAAAGAGATTGCTAAAGAGATGGTGGATCTTGAGGACCAGTTCATTGATCTTGCTTTTGGTATGGTGGAAGTTGAGAAGCTCACCAAAGAAGAAGTGAAAGAGTACATCCGCTACATTGCAGATCGTCGACTCATCGCTATGGGCATGAAAGGAATCTACAAGATTAAGAAGAATCCTTTGCCGTGGGTTGATGGCATGCTCGGTACATCACACACCAACTTCTTTGAACAGAAGGTTACAGACTACAGCAAGGGTGCTCAGACTGGAACATGGGATGATGTGTGGGGTAAGGCAGCGTGAGACACTTCACTGTCAGCTATAGCAGTCAGAACAACGTCTTCAAAGGTGTTTTGCACGTTGAAGCTTGCACAATCTCTGACGCACAAGACAAGTTTCTGTCTTGGCTTCGTGAGCAACCAAGCTATGCACATCTCTGGCAACTCTCGTTTGAGTTTATAGAGATTGGCGCTAGTCTGTAAAACCAAAGGAAGCTCCTGTACAATGGGGCTTCCCTCAACCAACCTAGGAAGTATCAATGGTTACTAAGAAACGAGTAGTGTCGCACGTCATCCCTGATGCACCAGCACCAGCTACAAAGAACAATAGCTTGCGTGTTCGTCTTGACGACATGGCAACTATTCAACCCAAGACAGCAAAGCAGAAGGAGTTCTTTGATGCCTACAATGCTGGAGACTACTTCATGTGTCTGCATGGTGTTGCTGGTACAGGTAAGACTTACATTGCCCTGTACAAAGCGCTTGAAGAAGTGATGGATAAGGCCAGCCCCTACAAGAAGGTTGTCATTGTTCGTAGTTCTGTGCAGAGTCGTGACATGGGTTTCTTGCCCGGTGACGCTAACGAGAAGATGGAGACATTCATCCAGCCCTATCGTCAGATCTGTGCCGACCTGTTCAACCGCAAGGATGCATGGGACCGTCTGTCTGAACAAGGCTACATTGAGTTCATCTCTACCAGCTTTATTCGTGGCACCACATTCACCAACTCCATCTTGTTGGCTGACGAGATTCAGAACATGACGTTTGAAGAACTCGACACCATCGTCACTCGTGTTGGTCATACATCGAAGATCATCTACTGCGGTGACATTCGACAGACTGACTTGAAGAAGAAGGATGACAAGACAGGCTTGCCAAAGTTCTTGGACATTGTGCAGGACATGCGAGAGTTCAGCCGCTTTGAATTTGGTATGGACGATATTGTTCGTAGTAGTTTGGTGAAGAACTACATCATCGCCAAAACACTTTATGAGGATCGTCAATAATGTTACTCATCGAACTGCGACAAGGCATCGGCCTTGACATTGAATTCAACCAAGACATCTGCCACATTGCATCAACCGATGAGATTGAAGACGGTTTGTTTGCCTTCATCGGCATCATCATCCTGTTACCGTTCGTCAAAATCTACATCGGTGATATGAACCTGATTGGTGGTAAGAAGTGATTGAAGTTGTTGTTACTGGCGAAATGCTCGTCACTGCTAGAGACAAAGCTGCAGAGATGGGTAAGCTGCGTAACAGCATCACCCGTGGGGCTGGCAACATTGCTGGCTTCATAGGTGAAGCTATCGCTCAACAGGTCATGGGTGGTGTGTTAGCCAACACATACGAATATGATTTGGTGCTGAAGGATGGTACAACCATAGATGTCAAAACAAAACTGACATCTGTCAAACCTTTAGACACCTACATGTGTTCTGTTGCTAAGCTAAACACCACACAAGAATGTGACTACTATGCGTTCACAAGGATAAAGAACGACTACAGTGTAGGATGGTTCCTTGGTGTATGTTCTAAAGAACGGTACTATAAGGAAGCCATTTTCATGGCGAAAGGAACAGTCGATCCAGACAACGGGTATGTTGTTCGGAGTAGCTGTTACAATCTGCCTATTCATAAGCTGCAAGCTGTGATATAACTCCACCATAGCGTTGGTTGCTGGAACCATCTGACGCTACAGTGAAGCCTGAAGAGGCCATCAATGTACAGTGATGTACAACGACATGAGTTCCAGTCATGTCGGCGGTGGTTTCTTCAGGCTTTTTTGTTTATAGGAAAAGTTATGTTAACAAAGGTGTGTACGAAATGCGGGGTTGAGAAGGGTGTTGCTGAATTTTATAAACATAAAAGTTGTAAACATGGTGTTAACTCTGAGTGTAAGGTATGCTGCAAAAAAACAAACAGCGATTATTACCAAGCTAACAAAGATACTATGTGCGAACAAAAGAATGCCTATTACAGCGCGAACAAAGACGTTATCATTAAACGAAACAGCGCTTATCTAAAAGCCAACCCACACATTAGCAACGCTAAAAATGCAAAACGAAAAGCGATAAAGTTTAAAGCAACACCATCGTGGGTTGATAAAGAAGCGGTCAGAGGTATGTATAAACTTGCGACTATTTTCAACCGAACAGGACTCAACCTACACGTAGACCATGTTGTTCCATTACGGAGCGATTCAGTATGCGGCCTGCATTGCGAAGCTAATCTACAACTGTTGCCTGCAAGCGACAACACATCAAAAGGTAATCGTTGGTGGCCCGACATGTGGTAACATCTCTTCGCCAATGTCGGCACAACCAACTGAAAGGACATGAATATGTCAACCAATAAAGCAACTATTGTCTTCACTGACGACAACGATGGTAGCCTCACTATTCAGATTACATTTGAACCTGAGACACCTAACAAGGAAAGCAACGCACACATTGCTGCTGTGTTGGCTCACCAGTACATCGTCAAGAAAGTTGATGAGGCTTACAAAGATGAATCAGCCGAATGAACCTGTGAAGCGCACGTCTGTCACCACCACAGACATGCAGGCAAAGACAAAGAAGGTGGAGTATTATCGCGTTGCTGATACGACAACAACGTTGTGTTTTCTACATCTGCATTGTGGCTTCCTCATCCTTGGTAAGAGTGCTTGTGTAGACCCTGCTAAGTACAATCAAGCCCTTGGTGAGAAGTATGCATACGAAGATGCTATCAACAAGATGTGGGAGCTAGAAGGTTATCTGCTCAGCAACGAACTCTATGGAGACAACTATGCAACAACAGCGCCCTGAACGGCCAGCACCATTGAAGATTCAAGTTGGTCAAGGCTACTATGCATTCAGTCGTGGATGGCTCAACAACCAATACGATCCTGAATCGGTAGCTGGTAAGGAATGGCAACGTGGATTTGACATGGCCTACTTCGACAACCTCGCAAGGATTTCCAAATGACAACGTTCAATCGCCTGCATAACATGCGCAACCCCAACCAAGGCAGCAACAAGAAAGTGTTGTGTGTCTGTTCAGCTGGGTTGTTGCGTAGCCCTACGCTGGCTTGGATCTTGTCTAACGAGCCGTTCAACTTCAACACTCGTGCTGTAGGAACATCAAGTGAATACGCTTTGATTGTGTTGGATGAGGTGCAGCTTCAATGGGCTGATGCTGTTGTCTTTGTTGATGATGGCAACTACCGAGTAGCCTGCTACGACCACAAGGAATTGATCGACAATATGGAACATCATGTGTTAGATATTCCTGACATCTATAAGTTCAGACATCCCAAGCTTGTAGAGGCTGCGACAGCGCAGTTGAAAGAAGCATTCAAGATAGCGTAAATAAAAAAAGGCAGCCGATGAAGCTGCCTTTTTTTTCGTCTGTACTTATCACCGACGACTTGCTAGTCCACCCTTTGCCAGCTTCGGTACAAACTTCCTCACCTCGTCCAGCGGCTTAGTACGTTTGGCTTCGTCAACAGCAGTTGAGATGTTCGGCTCAGTCTGTTGAAACTTCTTCAGCTTGTCTGTAAGTTCATACAGATTCTGTGCTTTCTGCTTAGCTCCACCAGCATCCAAGATGTCAGCAATCTCACGCATCTGTCGCTGAATACCTGAGTAGTCTGCAAAGTTGTTGATTGCAGCTTGATATTGTTGACCAAGACCAGCCTTAGTAGATGTTGCAGATGCCATGTCCAAGTAATTGTTCATCAGGTCTTTGATGCCTGTATAGGACATGTATGCCAGCTTCATTTTCTGTTTAGGGTCTGGAGTGGTACGAGCAAGCTTCATGTACTCAGACACGACTTCTTCCTCACCCTTCATTGTTGCCCTACTCAGACCTTTACCACCAGTCTCCAGCACCTGTGCAACATCCTTCTCACCACTACGCAACTTAGCATCTCTACCTTTGACGCGAAGCTTCTCAGCTTCCAACATCATGTCTTCTGTTTCCAAGAAGCCAGCACGAGGCAGACCAATAGGACGAACAACACCGGGTGCGCCAGTGACAGCGCGAAGAATGGTGTTCATGTCCTTACGGTCATACTTCTCAGGAGCCATGTTGATCTTACTGAACACATAGTCAGCGTAGGGAATCTCTGTCACTACATAGTTCTGTGGTTTTGTTCCACCAAACGGTGTACCTCTGAAACCAAGGTTCAAGTCTTTAGTGAACGATGGAGCACCCACCATCATTTCAGAATGGAACTCACTACGCTTGGTTGGATCTGCAAAACCTGACTTCTTAATTGGTTCAATATCTTCTGTCACACCTTGACCGTGGAACAGCTTCACAGGTGGTACATCCTTGTACTTCTCACGCAATGTGTCAAGGCGTTTCTGATACTGACCAGCCAGCTTCACAGCATCAGCAAGCATCTCAGGGTCTTTAGGGTTGAGTTCTATACCACGTGAATAACGATAGTCACCCAACACAGTACCCAACACTTCATCGTCCACTGTTGCAAACTTGTCGTTGTTACGCAGCTTGAAGAAACTATCTTCACGAGTTTCTTTGATGGCAGCAACCGCTTTGTTACGTGCATTGACACTGACATTACCAGTGATACTGTTCACATCACCAGACAAGTACTTAGGATCAACCCCGTATTCATCAGCAACTGGTTCAGCTTTCTTAACAACAGCTTTACCACCAATACTGACAGGATTACCTTCCATGTCATATTCAACTTCATCCACCAAAGTCTCAGCAGACTCATCAGTCTTCTTGGCAAAAGGCTGTGGTGGCATCTCAGAAAACTTCAATCCTTTAGCCTGACCAGTGAAGCTATGCAATGTATTCTCATAGTCTTCGGGGTTAGCAATCTTCCAACTCTTCAACTGAGCAGGTGTATACAACTCCAGCATAGCTTCTTCACCCATGATGTAATCTTCATCGGCAAAGGCTTTAGAGGGTGCAGGAGCCTCCATCACTTGTGCAGGTGGGGTAGGTAGAGCTTGCTCTGTTTGACTCAACACAGGCGCTTCTGGTGGCTTTGCTGCCTCTTCAGGAAGCATAGGCTTAGACTTTGCTGCAGGCTTAGGCAGCACAGGCTTTTTACCCATCAACATACTAGCGGTCTGGTCCATTGCAGCAGACGGTGCAGGGCTGGACAGTTCTTTGTTGATGATGGCATCGATAGCAGCATCATCGGTTGGTGTAACAGTGCCAGCTTTCTTCTTGAGTGTGTCCAAGATTGGTTCAGCAGCTTCACCAATAGCTTTCTTACCCAACACCTTGGCGGCAAAACCACCTTTGGCAAACGCAGGAACAAAACCACCTTTGGCGAATGCAAGATTACCCAGCATTGCTTCATACTTGTCGACAGCTTTGTAGTCTTTGGCTTCTTCCAGAGTTACACCATTGTTGTCACGAGCATAACGTTCGTTAATAACCTTGCGTTGATCTTGTGACAGTTTGTCGAAGCGCATCTTCTTAACACGCAACAAATCCTCAGACATAAACTTACCGTCTGTTTTGTCACGAGCGATACCCGTTACATCACGAACAACGTTTGTCAGTGCCAGCTTCTGTTCAGTGGGGGACAATGCTTGGTAGCGCTTGTTTGCTGTAGTGCGTTCAATGGCGCTAATGACCATCGGGTTAGCAGCTTCAACAAAGGCACGATCATACAAGCGGTCACCAGACGATGGACCATACAGTTTGAATGGATCAATACCGAGGCGAACAATCTCTTTCTCAGCAACAGTCTTTGGTGGTGCTTCACGTACACCGACCAAGCTGTAGAAGAATTCACCTTCCTTGTACACTGGGCCTTCACGCAAACGTGGAACAGCTTCTGGTAAAGACTCTTTGAGTACAGGAAGCTTACCCTGTACACGATTGGCAGCAGCTTCCAAGAATCGATCACCACTATCTTCAGCAGTGATGACGTTAGGGTCACGCTGAATGGCACCTTCTTCACGGAACAAATCAAAGAATTCGTAAGCACTCTTGAACACAAACGGTTGTGAGAAACGAGCAACGAAATCACCCACCACTTTACCGAGTGCAACTTCCATCTTGTCTGCTTCTTTCTCAGACGACATAGCAGCAAACACTTGATCAAGGAATTGGTTCTGTGTACCAGCAGGCATCTTCATACCAACGATGGACTCAACCATCTCAGCAGTCTTTGGCTCCAATCCCATCTTACGTTTAGCCATGAAGTCGGCAACAGCCAGTGTTGGACCCAAAGGGAACACCGAACGAGTATCGACAGTGGAGCCATCATCGTTCTTAATGTTAAACCACTCAGTGTCTTGGTTGTTCAGACGATAGTCATACGCTGCAGCCAATGCTGCTGTACCAACAACACCTTTGGCAATGTTCTCTTGACCTTTGCGGATGAGAGCTTCACCACCAGAAGAACCTGCAGCTTTCAACAACGAACCCTGTAGCAAGTCTTCCATACCTGACGCTGCACCAAAGACGCTGTAGCGATATTGGAAAGCGATGGCGTTAGACATGAAGCGCGGGAATGTAGCAATCAAGCTACCACCGGGAAACTCAGCAGCCTTAACGAACAAGTTACCTGCAGCTTCTGCACCAGCTTCAAAGGTTTGAATACCTTGCTTCTGAACCTTTGGTGTGTACGAGAATGTAGCCTTCAGAGTTTCGTCTGTAGCTTGTTGCAGGATGGATGCGGGAATGGTCTTGCCTTGACCAATCACTTCATACATGTCCAGACCAGCACGGCGCATGTGCTTCTCAACAGAAGCGTTGAATATGGCTTTACGGAAGAAAGCATCCTGTGCCACGTTCAAGGTGTTGAATACCTGTGCAGCCTTAGACAACTCAGTGGTGGAGCTTTCCTGTGTAGCGCTCAAGATGTTGTTGCGCAGTGCAGGGTTGTGTTGCAACAAAGTGTCTGTCACTTCAGTGGACAACCCACCCTTAGCCATGTAACCATACACACTAAATGCATCACTCATTGTGTCACCAAGACTACGCACAGCTGTGGTGAGCCGTTGACCTTTAGCTGCACCGTCCAGTGTACGACCAACAGTGTACAGAGCGCCTTCGACCAGCGAAGCAGCAGAGTTGTATGTCAGACCGACAGTGGTGCCCAAGACGTTACGAACTGTGGTGCCGATACCAGACACAATGAACGCCTTAGATTCACGCTCAGCAAAACGAATGGCTTGACCAACACGACCAAGTGCTGACACTTGACTGTCTGGTTTAGCAAACAACTCATCGACTTGTTGCTTGATAGCAGGGTCAATCTCTGTCATGCGCTTGAGCACCTTCGATGCTGCAGAGTATTGCTGCATCACCTGAGCAGCCTCTGACACAGTCATCTTGTTTGCTTTAGCGAAGTCGTCTGGTGTCAGTCCTTCTTTGCGAATAGCCTGTTCCAGCACAGCATCGTTGACATTGTCCAGATTGGAGAACACTTCATTGATGGCAGAGCTAGTTTGCTGACCCGGCTTCAAACGGAATGTAGGGTCTTGTTCAATGACGTGCATCGCTACACGAACAGCACGAGCAGACATATCCTTTTGAATCTTTGCATCTGTCAAAGCTGTAGCAGGATTGACCTCGTCCAAGATACGACGACCTTCAATCTTAATAAACTCTTCAACAACCTGATCCATGTTCTGTGTGACAGGATCAATCAACACACGCTCAACAGAAGTGACGGGTGCGTTAGGATCTTTAGGTGCAGCAGCTTTCTTCTTCAAGATGTCAGTGAGTTGATCAGCGCCAGTCTTACCAGCAGGGACAGCCATAGTGCCCTTAGCTTCAAAGAAGCCACCAACAGAACCAATCAATGCAGCAAGACCAATCTGTGTTGCGTCCAAGTCTTTAGGTGTTTGACCCAACTCTGTAGACACAGCTTGTTGTTTCTTTTGCTCGACAATGTTTTGACCAGCACCAATAACTGCTTCAGTGCCCATAGTGGCAGCAGTGATGGTGGCGGGTGTAGCTTTCAACAACGAAGCTGTTGCAGCTTGTGTAGCTTGCTTGGCGGCAACCTTCTTCAAACCAGTGGCAACACCGAAACCAATGTAGTTGGTCAAGTCAGTCAATGCAGACTTAGCAATGTCAACGTATGGTGTCATGCCGGGTTGACCGCCTTCTTCTGTGGCGCTCTTAACCTGATCAAACAAACGTGTACCAGCAGCAAGCTTCTCTCTGTCAGACATTGGAGAGTTCTTCAGCTTGTTAAGGGCAGCAATGTTAGAGAAGGTGTTCCATTCTTGACCACGCAGGTTAGACATGAAGCCAGCAACAAACTGTTCTTTGTCTTGGCCTTCTTTGTACTCTGTACCTGTTGCCACTTTGTTGTAGTCTTGAACAATCTTGAACAACTCAGGATTGGTGTAGAGTTCTTTGTAGTCAAACTTAGGTGGTTCAGGCTTAGCACGTTCTTCAACGGCAGCAGCCTGCACTTTCTGTAGCTCTGTAGCACGTTGACGTGGAGCAGCAAAGGCAGGCTTAGTCAGATCGACTTCAGGCTTTGCAGCCATGCGTTCGATCTGTTGCGGTGTTGGTTTTGGTGCAGCCATAGATGGCTTAGAAACAACAACATCGTTTGTTCCGAAACCACCAACAACTTGATCATTGGCTCCGAAGCCAGTAGAAACTTCTTCGTCGTTAATACCAAACGCCATTACTTATCCTTTGATCTTTGTCTTACCATCTGTATCGATGTACTGTGTACCCTTTGGTATAGCATCATACTCTGCTTTGGTCTTAGGAGCAGGCGTGGTTGCTGCAGGTTTCGCAGCAGGTTGTGGTCCAGCAGCAGGTGTTGCAGGAGCGTTACCGTCTCGCATAACAGAAGGAACAACAGAAGTGAACGAGTTCAGCACCGATGCAACATCACGGTTGAACGGTTGACCTTTAGCGTCTGTGTAGAGCGACAAAGCGTTCTTAGCTGCAGTGGCCTGTGTCTCCAAGATTTGACGGCGAAGTGTATCGCTGTCACCAATGTAGTCAATACCAACACTACCGTCAGCCTTCTCAACAATGGCAAGCTGCTTAGTCTTGATCAGGTCACCATGCTTAGCAGCAACGGCTCTAACGACAGCAGCAGATGTGAAGGTATTCAATGTACCCAATGCAGGAATCTTACCTTCGCCTTCACCGTCCTTAGTAACCTTCTTAGCCAATGCTTCAGCACGAATGTCAGCCATGAGCTTGTCGTATTCAGGCTTAGCAGCTTTACGCTCTTCAGGTGTACCGAACATATAACGGTTCTTGATGTCAGCAACCTTGTCGGAGAACTGTGTTTGCTCTGATGTGAGTGACTGTTTAATGCTTTTAACAATCAACAGATCTGCCTGAGCCTCTTTCACTTTGGTTGGATCATTAGCACGTTGAGCATTAAGCAGATTCACCTTAGCATCATTCTCTTGTTGGTCGAACGTCTTAGGCTTCTGCATAGATGTGAAATCAAACTCAGCACCAGTATCAATTTCAGTACGTCTAAACTCACCAGCAGCACGAAGCTTCTCAATGGAAACACCCATAGCCTTTGCTGTTTGCTCTTCTGCTTTACTGGCTGCACGACCTGAAACTTTACTACGCAGATCAGTGATGATATTGCCAGAACTTTCTTTAGCTTGTTGTGCTTCTTTAGCTACAGTAGGAAGTTCCGTATACTTCTTCAACATCTCCATCGCTGTCAATGTAGATGGATTGTCTTCTTTAATCTTAACAACATCACCAACTTTAAAGTTTGCAGGATTACTCTTAGCCGCCTCAACAGCCATCGTCATATAGGCTTTGTTTGTAGCAGCAGCGAACAACTCAGCCTCTGTAGCTGTGTTGTCAAATGTACGCAATGTCTTGATGTTTTCTGACACTTCAGTTTCAAGCTTACGATTTTCAGCCTGAACCTTGTCATAGTTTTCCTTCAGTGCTTTAACACCGAATGTTGCGCTTTTAGCTGCGGTGGCTTCGTCTTCTTCAAGAACACCAGCTACACCTTTAGAAGCACCAGCTAAGAATGAACTAAGTCTGAAACCCATTACATATTCTCCATCTTGTTAGGCTTACGTACCATCAAACCAGAAAGCTCTACAGCTGGAGCAATCTCTTCTTCTTCAGATACAGGTTCTCCTGCTTTCTTCATAGCGTTCTTGATCACTCGTGCAGGAACAATATCTTCTTCTGGGTCTTTAGGAAACACTGTGTATTCAACACCATGCATTTCAGCCAATGTCACCAGCATTTCAATGATGACAGGGGTAACCAAGATACCAGCATCAATGGTGTGACCGTTACTAGCAACACCAGTCAGCATCATGGCGTTAGCCAGTGCAGCCAGAGGTACTCCGGTTTCAATAGCATCTAGTGTGCTATTAAGCATCTCAGGAGATGACAATCCGTCAATATATTTCTGAGCAACATCACTCACTTTAACAAGCTTAGGTGGTGTATTCCAAGGTGTTCCACGAGGAGTATCCGTCAACGATATGCCGGGAGGTACTGGTTTGATAAAATCAACTGTGTTTAAATTAGCCATTCTTCATTTCCTCTCGTGCTTGACGAATGCTATTAACAAAATTAGCAACGACATCAATGTCTGTCTTCGGTTGTTCTTTGGATGGTAAAGCTTTGGAAGGTGCCAACAATCCCTTAGACTCTTTTGTTTTCAATGTTGACTTATTCTTTGAAGCAATCAATGCTTCAATTTTGTTCATGTAAGTTTTAATATGCTTCATTAGTTATCCCCAAATAGCAATACCGAGCTTGACCAAGTTTTCACCTAACGCTGAGCTAGAATCAGCATCAGCTTTAATGTTAGCTACATCCTTCTGAATAGAAGCAATAGCCAAGTTAGATATGCGATCTTTAGCACTCTCGCCTGTCTTCCAAGAATACGACAACAAGTCACGATAGGTCTGACTCTGTTGAGCGTATGCTGCAGCAGACAAGTCTGTAGCGTTCTTTGCATTCACAGCATTGGCAGCGTTGGTTGCAGCAGTGTTAGCTGTAGAAACATCAGCCAAGATTTTAGCATTGGCTACGTTAATCTCAGCAGACATGCGTGAATTAAACTCAGCACGATCATTGGCTTCTTGTGCGTTGAACTTGATGAGTTCGTTAGCAGCGTCCATGTTAGCCAAACCAATCTTGTTCTTCTCAGAAGCATTGAACTGACTAGCTGTCAAAGCCAATGTAGCATTGACCTTTGCAATTTCGTTAGCGTTAGTAGCATTGGTCAACGAAGCAGCGTTGGCAGCAGCAGCATCAGACAAGATAGACTGTGCCACTTGCTGACTCTTCAATACAGCCATCTGCTGTTTGTTGTCCAAGTTCTTCATGTCTGTTGCCAAGAAAGCCTGAGCATTCTGCACAGCAGTTTGCTGACGAGCATTCAAGTTTGCCATGTCCATCGAAGCAAACGTAGCAGCGTTAGCCAGCGTTGTAGCTTGCTCGTTGCTCAGATCTGCCAAGTTGATCTGCTGAATAAACTGTGCGTTAGCAAGAGCGTTCTGCTGATCTGCTGTGAAGTTGATGTTAGCCACTTCAGCAACACGTGCAGCATTGGTGATGTTCACTTGCTGTTTGTTGCTAAGCTCTTGACCCTTCAAAGCTGCTTCAATCTGTGCATTCGCCAAAGCAGTTTGTTGCTTGTTAGACAAGTTAGTTGTCTCAAGCTGCAACGCTGTTGTAGTGTTGAACAGGTTTGTTTGTTGTTCAGCATTGAACTGCAACCCACGTTCTTGCAAAGCAGACGAGACATTGAACAAAGCAGTTTGCTGTTGGTTGGATAACACCTGTCCTTTGAGGGCAGCGTCAGCAGTGAAGGTGGAGATGAATGACTGTTGTTGAGCAGTGGCATCAATCCGTGCAGCTTCAAAGTTCTGTGTGCTTTGCAGCACTGCCATTTGTTGTTCGTTAGTAAGCTCTTGACCTTGCAGAGCAGCCCTAACTTGCAGGTTAGCCAATGCTGTTTGTTGTGCAGACGACAAGTTTGCAATGTCAATCTGCATCTTGTTGGCGCTATTGGTCAACAATGTTTGCTGCTCATTGTTCAGGTTGATCTTACGCTCTTCCAAGACAGAGGCAACGTTGAACAACTGAGTCTGCTGTTGGTTAGACAACACCTGCCCTTTGAGAGCAGCAGCAGCTTGTGCGTCCTGCATGAACGCTTGCTGTTTGTTGGTAGCAGTTTGCTGCATAGCTTCAAAAGCTTGTGTGCTACGAAGCATTGCCACTTGCTGTTCATTGCTCAGTTCTTGACCAGTGATGGCTGCTCTCACTTGCAAGTTGGACAACGCAGTTTGCTGAGTGTTAGACAGGTTAGCAAGGTTGATCTGTACAGTTTCAGCAGAGCGCTGCATGGCTGCTTGCTGAGCATTGCTCAAGTTGATGTTGTTCACTTCAGCGTAACGAGCAGCATTGGTCAAAGCAACCTGTGTCTTAACATCCAAGTTCTTCTCTTGCATAGCAGCTTTAAGCTGAGCGTTAGCAAGCACAACAGCTTGTTGGTTAGAGAGGTTCTGACCCTGCAAGGTGAAAGCATTAGCGCTGTTCTGCAATGCAGTTTGTTGACGAGCACTGAGGTTTGCCAACTCAAGGTTCTGCATAGCTGCAGCGTTAGCCAACGAAACTTGCTGACGATTGTTCAGGTTGGTCAAACCCATCTGTGCAAACGTCTGAGCGTCAGCAGCAGCAATAGGTACAGCAGCTTCCATAGCAGCCTGCACAATGGCAGCACCAGCCATACTACTAGCACCCAATCCACGAGAGGCCATAGCAGCGTTAGCTTGACGCAAAGCACCAGCAGCCCATGCAGGTGTACCGTCATTGAACTGCTGCATCAGCTTTTCCATCTGACCAGCAACAGTGGCAGCAGCTTCAACAGAACCAGTCTGTGCTGTAGCCAGAGCTTGACTGAAGCTACCTTGTTGAGCAGCAGCAACAGCAGCGCTGTTGAGCTTCTCCATTGTCGCAGCAACGGCCTGTACAGGCTCTGTAAGCTGCAGGTTCTGACGAGCTACATCAACCAACTCTTGTTGTGTTGCTGTGCGTTGTTGAGCAATGGCAGTGGACTGTGCTGCAGTTTGTGCAGCAATGGCTTGAGGAATGACACCAGCTTTAGCGGCAGCTTGCACCGCTGTGTTAGTGGCTTCAGCAGACTTGGTAGCCTCCAGTGTGTATTGAGTGGCAGCAACAGCTTGTGGTGTTGCACCTGTGAACGTAGCAGCCTTAATCTCTTCAGCAGGACCAGCCTGTGCAGCTACAGCTTGCTCAGCTTCACCAGCTTTAGCAGCTTCCTCAACAATGATTTGCTCAATCTCAGCGGCATTGGCAGCGTCGAGTGTGTAACCTACAGCGGCAAGTGCTTCAGGAGTGATACCAAGCTGTGCAGCTTTAGCAATGAATTTTTTATCCGTTACTTGTGCTTCAGCTTCAGCAGGACCACCGACATCAGCAGCTGTAGCAGCCTTAGCCATTTGAGCTTGTGTTGCTTGCAGGTCTGTTGGTGCAGCCACTTCTGCTGCATCGGGTGCTGTAGGCGCTGTAGCAACGGCACCCTTAGAAACAGTACCTTGTGCTGCTTCAGCAAGAGCACCTTCAGAGACAGTGCCTGTAGCAGCTTGCTGTCCGGCCTGTGCTTTTGTCACAGCACCTTGTGTGGCCTGTGTAGTGGCAGCAGTGGATTTGATTGCGGCAGGAGTAGTTACACCAGCGGCTTGTGTAGCTTGTGCAGGCTTGGCAGCAACTGTAGCGCCTGTAGTAGGTGTCGCCACAGTCATGCCGGGAGTCATAGCGGTCTGTGCAGCTGTGTAGCTTGTAGCGCCCGGTGTTGCTGGAGCACCGGGTGTGGCTGGTGTGGACGCTGCTGTTGTGACAGACGGTGCAGGTGCTGCAGGTGTTGTCGCTTTAACAGGTGCTGCAGGTGCTGCAGGTGTTGTCGCTTTAACAGGTGCTGCAGGTGCTGCAGGTGCTGCAGGTGCTGCAGGTGCTGCAGGTGATGCAGGTGTTGTCGCTTTAACAGGTGCTGCAGGTGCTGCAGGTGCTGCAGGTGTTGTCGCTTTAACAGGTGCTGCAGGTGCTGCAGGTGCTGCAGGTGCTGCAGGTGCTGCA